TAGTGGACCTGTAAAGCTGATGGGATATGGGCTTGAGCGGAATCTGGCGTTTCAGTGTACTGCTCAATGTACTGATTGGTCGTCGCTGGGCTCGAATGAGGTCATCCAATGAGTGATGTCCGACTGGCGCCAGGCAACCGAATTGGGACCTATCTTAACCTGTTTTGGGAATGTGCCCTCACGGATTCTGCGATAGACGGTATTCCGCCCGATCCCGGTCACGTGCAGCACCTCGTCGAGGCGCAGGAAGCGGTCAATGTTTTCTGCGTGTCGCATAGGTGTCTCCTTCATATAGAGGGTCAGGCGAGAAAGTGGTGCCCGACCTTCGCCGCGCGGGCGGCTTCCTCGGTGCGGAACATGAGTTCGGTTTTGCCTGGGCGTCCTTCCGATTCGTACTCTGCCGATACCCACCAGTGGCCGAACTTGCGGTACGGCTCGCCGAGGATCTTCGTGACGTAGCAGTCGATCAGGTTCATGGATGGTCTCCACGCCGCCGGTGGCGGCAGGTTGGTGGTCAGGCTGCTTTCTGTGAGTGCGCGGCGTCACGGCGGCGGCAGATTTGCACCTGCAGCCGGTAGGATCGGAAGCGGCGGCCGTCACCTGATGCAAGCTCCGGAGCCAGGTTGGCCAAGTCCTCTTCCAGCATGCCGAAGTAGTAGAGGTGCTCTCCGTCGCCCATCCACTCGGGTTGGGCTGTCGCCCAGTCGCGGGCCTGAACGCACGGAAGGCAGGTCTTGAAGCTTTCCATCGAGCCCTCCCAGCACCCAGCCACCAGCTGGTACCGTTGCCCGGGATCGATGTGCCCTCGACATTCGCAGCAGGTATGGCGCTTCCGGGCCACGGGCTCGGTCGTGGTCTGAAAATCAGACATTGGTTGCTCCTCCCCCGCGCATGTCGGCGGGCTTGAGTAATTGGGGGTGTGGTTAGGCGCCCTTGAACGGAACGACGTTTTCGAGCTCGCGCTTCACGCCGCCGGCGTCGCGGAAGGCTTTCCACTCAGCATGGTGGGCCGCGCAGTAATGGACGTCAGGGGCAACTTCGGTTGAGCAGTGTCGGCACAGGCTGCGATCGCAGGTCTTGCCATCGCCAACCGGGTAATCGCACAAGTTCGCCGAGACATCGCCGCATCCAGAACAGTGCGGTCCCAGGTCGCCGCAGATATGGCCCCTTGGGTTGCGGTTTTCGTCGTACAGCGTGTAACAGCTCATCGCGGCCTCCTTGCGATCAGGTAGGCCATGTAGGCGAGGGCGATCATGGCGCCACCTGCTTGCGGTAGCCGGCGTCGTAAATTCTCGCGGCCTCTCCTCGGCTGATGCAGGTCACCTTGACCAGCTCATGAATGGCTTTAGTGCGCTCATCTGCCGCGATCTGCTCAGGCGAGCGGACGGGGCGGAAGTTGGCGATATTGCCAACGATCATGGATTCCTTGCCTTTCGGCTGAATCCAGGCGTCGTCACCGTGATAGGCAAGAACGACAATTTCCTGCCAGCCGGTATTGCTGTCGGAATACCACTCGACAGGCAAGCCTACCGGCGGCAGGCCTTCGCCATTCCACTCCCCGCCGGTTACGCGGCGCTCGATAGCCGACCAGGTCGGCTCATACTCTGGCCAGTCGGCTTCTACGACTACCGCATCCACAGTTGGGATGTCGTTCAGCCTGATCACGTCGCGCACCCAGCCGAGCTTGTGCTCGCTCAGGTCTTTCACCTTGAAGACGATGTAGCGCTCTTCACGTTCAAATTTCTCGCTCACAGCTCATACCTCTCATCAATCCAGCGCCCAGGCGCCATAGCGGGTGTAGGTTCGGGTTGGGTTTCGTGCGGGGAGAGCTGGCGCTGGTTGCCGGCCTGCAGCTGGCTGTCGGGGATGCAGCTCAGGCCGCCCGAGTAGGACCAGCACGTCACTGCACGCTGTTCGTCGTGAAACACCTGGAACACGTAGGGCATGCCTCGTGTTTCGCGTGGGTCTGCGCTGGCGCCGGTGGCCAGCAGCAGGAGGCAGAGGGCGAGGCGGGTCATACCGGCTCACCATTGACCGAGTAGCCGTAGTTGCAGACATCAAAGAACGCTTGCTGGGCTTCTTGAGCGATCTCTTCAGGAGTTGAGTCATCATCCATTTCAAACTCAACGTCTTCGCCGCCCGTAGGCCATTCGATATGCACGGTAATGCGCACGTGTGCTCCTTGGCCGCCATATCGCGGCAGTGAATAGAGGGGAGAGGGGTTACTGTTGACTGTTCTTCAAGTAATGGCGCAGTCGTTAGCCGCTGGCGCGCAAAGATCCGTTAACATCGAGGCTCATCCAACCTGGAGGTGTGTATGAAATACGAGCTCAAGACGATGAAAACCGCAGATGGCACCATTGTTGAATACGTCCGCCGCTTCGAGCAGCACGGCAGATGCACGGTTGGTGCATCGATCGGACTATGGCGTTTTACACCTGAGCAGCGCGAGGCTATACGCGCCGGCAGGAGCATTTAAGCCGAGGCGTAGCGGTGGCTAGGCAGCCACCGCATCCCGCTGCAAAGCACGCCAAGGATCATTCGCCCGCGCCAGCGCAGCCATAGGTGGCGGACTGACGCTATTGCCGCACATGTGCACCTGCTCGGTTTTGGTGAATCGCTTGCCGTCGGCGCCTTTGTCGATGATGTAACTGGCCGGGAAGCCCTGGGCCCGGTACAACTCGTGCGGCTGCAGCATGCGCAGGCAGATGTCGACGATGACGTACGGGGTACCCTTCACAAAGACGGTGACCAGGCCCAAGCGGTCCTTGGTGGTGATTGTCGGCGCTGGAGCGTCTGCTGCGCTGGTGTTCTCGGTGCCGTAGTAGCTGATCAGGAATGCGGCGACGCGCAGGGCGCCTTCCTCATGTTCAGGCGAAAGCTTGTACTCGACCAGGGCGTGATGCTCGGCGCCGGCGGTCATTGTCGGCACCAGGTCGTCTACGGGGCGGCCCACGCAGTTGCGCCGGAGCGTGGCCAGGCTGGCGCTCACCAGCTGCTGTTGGCTGCCGGTGTTGGTCACCGTCGTCATGGGCTCACCCATGCCCTTGGCGTGGGTGGTGTTGAATCCGCCGTTGGCCTGGGCCATGAAGGCGGTGGCCAATGCATGCCCACCACTGGCGGTAACAGTGCTGAGTGGCGCGACCGAGCTTTTGCACCCGTGTCCCCAGCGCTGCACACCTCCTGGTCGGCCTTGCCCATGAGCTGCGGTGATCATCACAGGGCTGGCCATGGCAAACGACCCGCCGCGTGGCCAGGATGTAACGGTGCGCAGCGGCTCATGTGCTGACTGGGCGAGTTCGCCCGAACAGTTCGCGATCGGCACGATGAAAGGCTGTGGGCTGTCTAGCACGAACTTCTTCATGCCCTTGGCCACCCGGCGCAGCGTTGCGGGGGCCAGGTCCTTCTTGCGGCCGAAGATGCTCTTGCTCGGCACGCTCCAGTCGATGCAGTCGGCTGCCGTGCGCCACTTCTGCTCGCCCTTGGCTGGGTGCTTGGCGTGGGTAGGCTCAGGCCACACGATGGGCTGTCCGTCGCAGCGAGCGATCATGAACAAGCGTTCGCGGCTGGTCGGCGCGCCGAAATCACAGGCCTTGATGATGCGCCATTCCACCTGGTAGCCCATGCCTTCAAGCAACTGCACGAAACGACGCCAGGTGATGCCGCGACGCTTCGGGTCTGGCACGAGGAACTGCTGCTGCACCGGTACCCGCTCACCAACGGCGGCCACGCTTCCGTCCAGCTTCATCACCCGGCCGTTGGCCTTGTCGCGCTTGGCGATAAGCGGCCCCCACTGCAGGATCTGCTTCACGTTTTCCAGGCTGATCACCCGGGGCTTCTTCTTGCCGCCCCACTTGAGGCCGATCCACGACAGGTTGCGGATCTCGCGCTTGCGCGGCTGGCCGCCGGCGGCCTGGCTGTGGTGGGTGCAGTCGGGGCTCATGTGGAACCAGCCAACCGGTCGGCCCTGGCATTCTTCGTCCGGGTCGCCCTCGAACACGTCGGTGGTGAAGTGGCGCGCCGCCGGGTGGTTGGCGGTATGCATGCTGATGGCCGCCGGGCTGTGGTTCTTTGCCACTGTGACCGGCCGGCCCAGGCCCATCTCCAGTCCGGTACCGGCTCCGCCGCCACCGCAGAAGAAGTCCACCACGATCTCATCGTCTTGCGGATCGAAGCCAAGGCCGTACTGGGTTTTGAAGTCGAGAGGGTTCTTTTTCTGAAATGCAGACATGGGCGGTCCTCGCCGGGGAGGCGTTATCGTTGAATAGGGGAAGGCGCTGGCGGGCGCTGGGTTCAGCCGTTGCCGAGCAGCAACAGGCCGGTTTCGTCTGGGTCGTCTTCCAGCGGGATGTCTTTCGCTCGAATTTGACGCTGAATTCGCCACTCGTAGAGAGTCCGCGCCACGGAATCGCTGATTGCGAATTTGTGGCGCGGAGGCAGAGATAGCAGTGTGAGGGCCTGAATCGGCCCCAGTGCATGGGCGCGCTCTATCAGCAGGCGGATGACGAAGCTGCGGTCGGATGTGTTGATCCAATCGCCCATTTCCTCGATCTGCCGGACAGTGCCGGGCCTGGCCATGAGCCTGATCTCGGTGCGCTGTGGCTTGAGGTGCTGGTCGCTATCAATCTCCAGCTGCGCACCTGCGGCGAAGAAGGTGAACTTCTCCCGGCCCAGCTTGTGGCAGTGGTAGATCATCAGGGTGAGCGCCTCGCCGCTTTCGGCTATCTCGGCCCAGGCCATCAGGTCAGCAAGTTGTGCGGCGTGCGCTGCAGTGACCTTGATGCGCAAGTCCTGCTCGCCCAGGCGCTCCTGCTTTTCTCGTCTGCGCAGGTCACGCTGCTTTGACGTCAGAGCCATCATCGCCTCCATTGCGCACAAAGCGGGTGCCCGGGGCGTATTCCAGCAGGTCGCACACCCGGTTGATGATCTTGAGCGCTGCGTCGAAAACCTTGGCGTCGTCCGGCTCGCGGGACAGGCGCTTCATGTTCGGCTGGTGCTCCAGGCAGACCTTGTCGACCAGGCGCCGGGCCAGCCTGCGCAGGTGATCGGCGCTGTCATGCACGCGCAGGCTCAGCGCGAAGGCCAGGGCCACATCATCAGGCCGGTACTGGCCGCCGCTGCGGGTGTTGTACAGCTTCTTCACCGGCCGATTCATCCAGGCCGGCAGGGTTACCACTCCAGAAGGTGCTTTCTGCATGTCTGTGCTCCGATAGGCCGCTGGGCGGCAGGTGGAACTGTTCTTGCCGCCGGCGCTGGCGGACCAGGTTGTTGATCCGTCTCATGCCGCGCGAGCCGCGTCGAGCTGCTCGGTGACCTCGACCAGTTGCTGGGTCAGGTTCTCGATGGTGGCGGCGCCGCGAACACGTTCGGCGCGGCTCCACTGGCAGCTGCGGTTGAACAGCAGCTGCAGGTTCTGCTCCAGTTCCTTCCGGCGCTGGAGCATGTCGAGGATGGTTGCGAGTGGCATGGCTATGCACCTGCCAGAGGGTGGAGCGGGGCAAACGGGATATCGTCGTCGAAGTTATCCGGAGGCGCTGCCTGCTGGCTCTGCTGGGGCGCCTGACGCTGCTGCCGTTGCTGCTGAGGCTGGCGCTGTTGCTGCTGGCCGCCCTGGTTATCCGGCCGACCGCCCAGCAGCTGCATGGTGCCGTTGATGTCTACGTGCACTTCGGTGCTGTACCGCTTGATTCCGTCCTTTTCCCATTCGCGGGTCTTGAGCTTGCCTTCGATGTAGCACTGCGAACTTTTGCGCAGGTACTCGCCGGCGATCTCGGCAACCTTGCCGAACAGCACCACCCGGTGCCATTCGGTTTTCTCGACCTTCTGGCCGGTCTGCTTGTCTGTCCACGCCTCGCTGGTCGCCAGACTGAGGTTGGTGACCGCGTTGCCGTTGGGCAGGTAGCGGACCTCGGGGTCCTGGCCGCAGGTGCCGACCAGGATGACTTTGTTTACTCCGCGGGCCATGTTGTCTCCTAGCGCTGAAGTGCTTTGCGAACGAATGGGTCGAGGTCAGGTTGGTTGAGCAGCCAGCGGCGGTAATCGGCCGGCAGGTCGCTGAACTTCGCTCCGCGGTGCTTGCCGAAGCCGATCACAGTGGGGATGCGGGCGTCTTCGGAGATTGTCCAGAGTTCGTCCCAGTCCGCCACCGGGCGGCCCAGTTCAGCTGCCAAGGCATCAAGAATCTTGACCAGCAGAAGCCGGCAGTTCTTCACGTCGTCCAGTGCGGCATGGGCATTGCGCAGGAGCTCCGGCGCTTGCTCGCGGTAATGCAGGTAGATCATCGCCGATTGCGAGTGGCTGTCGGCGTCAGGCCACAGGCGACGGCTCAGAGCCGCTGTGCAGATTCGCTTGATCTCCGGCCGGCCAATAACACCCCAGTCGTAATCGACGTTGTGGCCGACCAGATACTCGATCTCGGCAGGCAGTTGGAATTCAGTGTGATCCGGGCATTCCACTAGTTCCTCATCGAGGATGTGGCTGGTGGCCAGGGCGCCGAGCTCGATCGGCTTGCCCGGCTTGTAGCGCTGGAGGAATTCGGTGGCCACCGGCAGGCCAGGAATGGCAGCCAGTTGCAGGTACGCGGCCTCAACCAGTTGTGGGTCGTTCAGGCCAGTGGTTTCGCTGTCGAAGATACAGGCTTTCATGCCGCTTGCTCCTGAGAGTTGAGTTCTGATTTACGTTTGTCTTTGGCGCGAGTAAATGTCGCTGCCATGCTCTTGTTGCCGACGTCCTTCGCTGCTGCAACTGCGGTGTCGAACGCATCCTTCAGCGAGGCGATGTCTCGTGCTTGAGCAATATCAGCAACAAGGGCTGTCCAGTTGTATTCAGCTTGCTGTTGGCGCCCCTTCTGTTGCGACCCTGTCACCGGCTCAAGGGCATCATGCTCAACGATCTCCAGCGCTGTGACGTACAGGTAGCGACGTTGGTAGGTTTCAACTGCTCCAATGTTTTGTACTTCGTGACACCCCTTCAGGTCTGCGCGACCCATTGGGCTGGTGAACTCGATGAACGATCCATCGTCCACATCCACAACCTTGAGCGTTGCAAGGTCCGCGGTGAAGGAGATCACTCCGCACAGGCCTTTCTCCCGGAAAAGATCGTTGATAGTCGGCAGGAAGTCTCCAAGCTCGAAGTAGAAATACTTGGCAAACTTGTTCTCGCCCGACTTGGTAAGAGTCATGCGCTGCATCTCGCAGCGCGCCTCTTGGAGCTTCTTGTAGACGCTCATGGCGACCTCAGTTCGGTTGGTTGTCCCACTGCCGCTCTATGCGAGCAGCCTCGTCTTCGTACTCTTTGCGCTCATCGCCCTGGTATTGCTCAGGCGAGAACGAGCCGACCGTCATCCAGTCGAGCTGGGCGGCCAGGCGGGGTGTTGTGTTCATGGTTACCTCAGGAGGTGATGCTGCCGGCTAGGGCGCTGGCAAGCATGAAGGCGGTGCAGGCGAAGAGGGCAGAGAAGGAGCCGCGCCAGATCACCAGGCGGCGGGAGCGCTGGTATCGGGTCATCGCGCTGGCCTCACGGCGATCTGCCCAGCCTTGAGCGCCGCGACGATTTCTGGCCGCAGCTGCTGAACTGGAAGTTCGCGGGGCACGCCTGCGCCGATGATGGCCAGGCTGCGCTCGATCTGTTCAAGCTGCCCGTCAATCAGCGATTTGACCGGTGCGGTACTCATGAGAACCTCCGGGATTGCTGCTCCCACTGCTGGTGATCGTGAGCGATCATGCGGTCACGGCGCTGGATGAAGTGGTTGCGCAGAGGGAGGTCGATGGCGCCGGTTAAATGCGCAACGTCGATGGCCATCTCGATCTCACCCTCAAGCCGTGCACGTCCACTCAGCGAATCCGAACCCTTAGCCATGGCCTCAAGGCGAGATTCGATCATGCCGATCACATCGTTACGCGTTGAATTGTTCATGCTGTCCTCCGGGCGGCGCCTGAGCCGCATATGGCTTCCATCTTGTCGAGTGCCGCGCTCAGCACGCGGCGGCTTACAGCCCGCTGGCGTTCTTCACGCTCGCGGATCATGGTGTTCCAGGCCTCGTTGTTCGCCCTGGCCTGCTCAGAAGTAAGGTGATCCGCCCAGCTGGTGTCGCCGAAAAGGCGCATCTGGCGGTCGACCTCGCGCGCCTGGGCGCTGTCTGCGTAAAGCTCATGCTCGTGAGCCATGGTCGCCTCCAGGTGGTGGGTTCAGTCGGTGTATGCGATGTACTTGAAGCGGCCGTTTCCGAATCGCTCGAAGCGTCCGCCAAAGGTGCCGCGAACCTTTTCCTCAACTTCCTTGGCGGTGGTGCCAGCAGGGAAGACGCCTTCCTTAATCATCGAACTGGAGGTGTGAAGCCTGGCCACCCAGTCGATCTTGGTCGGATCGAGCACGCGCGGTTTTGTCTGGATGTAGGGAAGAGGGGCGCCCAAGCTGATGGATTCGATCTCACGAACGCAGAGAGGGTCATCGGCCGCGCGCCACCCGCAATCAGGGCAGTGCATGTCGGCGTTCTCGTGATTCCAGCAGGGCGCAGCGATGTGGCAGCTGCAATCCTTCACCGGCTCAATCTCGATGGAGCCTTCGCAGCCATCGCGGGCGCAGGTTTCACCCTCGCAGTATCCAAATGCGCTCATGGCGTCCTCCAGGTGGTGGGTTACTCGGCTTCCAGCTTCGCGAGCTCGTCACGAAGTCGAGCAATGCGATCGTTTTTGGCCTTCTTCTTCGCTGCCTCGTACTTTTCGACGACGCCGGTCGGCGTCACGATGCCCTCGATCTTCTGCCATGTTTCGAGGCCGAGGTTCTGGTTTTCGCCGGAGAGATAGTCAGCGCACTGCTTATCGAAGTCGGCCTGCGCCCACGCAAGGGCTTCTTCGTAGCTGGTAGCGGGGTGGATCTCGGCGCTCCCGCCACTGCCGTCGCGATATGTGTGAAGTCGGTAGGCGAGATTGCCGTCCGAGTAGCCGAACAGCGAAACAAGCTTCATCCCGTCAACCTTGACTCGGCGATTCCACGAGTCGTTATCGGCGTCGAATGACTTGAGGTCGTCTGCCCACTCGAAAATCTCAGGACTGTAACCGGCCTTGTAGAGGTGCGTGATTTCGCCAGATAAGAACTTCTTCAGGGTGTCCAGCTGAGCCACGTCGGCTTTGTTGGCAAATGCCATCAGAACATCGGCGTGAGACTTTGCCTTCTCCTTGGCAATGCCGAGGCGGCGAGAGTGGGATTCAAGATCGTCTTTCAGCCTCTTGGTTTCACGCTCATACCGTTCTTCCTGCTTCTTCAGGTCGTTGTCTTTCCACGATACGGCTGGAGCGTCGTGCAGGCTCTTCACGACGAAGTTTTCGCCACTCGGGATCTCCTGCCCGTTGCTGACGAAAATCTCCTGCACGATTGTTTGCTCGGCATTTAACTTACCGATGACTGCGACCTTTCGGCCATCGCTGGTGTACTTGATGTTGTTCATCTTGAGCCTCGATATGACCGCATTGGCCAGGAGCCAGGCGCGGGCGACCAAACCCACCGTGAAAGGTGGCCTGGCGCCTGCCTAATGCGGTCGTATGTGAAGGGAAGGGGATGCAGAGGCCGGGCGCTACCCCGGCAACTGGCTTGGCGTGGACCCATCCAGCGGCGCAATTCGTTTACCCCCAAGGCGAGGGAAGGGACGTCCACAGGTGCTTCGGTAACCGCGCCCTTAGCTGGGCGCTCCTCTGCATCGGGGTGTGATCTGGCCGGTGCTGATCCCGGCTTCATGGGTGATTTAGCGATTTGCGCGATAGCTGGGAAATTCCCGCATAAAAGATTCGCTACCCATGGACGCTAACTGCGCATCAGCCTGCGCATTCAGATCACACTCCGATGCACCCTGCGATGGGGAGCAGGGCATCGGGCAGTTAACGTCAGGCTGACGTGGCGCTGGTTGTTCAGTCTTCGTCTGGCTCGGGCTCCCAGCCCTTCACCTCGTAAGCGAAGGCTTGCCACTTCTGCTGGTCAGCCTCTGACATGCTGTTCCAGCCAGCCGACTCGTCGCGAGAAACCGCTTCGCCACCCTTGAAGGTCACAGTCCCGCAGTTGCTGCCGATATCTTCGTCGGCATAGGTGAGCACGATGGTGGCCTCAGGGAACATTGAGCTCAGCTTGAGGAAGATCGGCTCAGGGAAGGACCAGGCGGTTTCAAAGCTCGCTGACTCAGGGCCATCGACATTCGGCTCGCAGGCATTCCACTTGGTGCCCCAGGCGGATCTGGCGAAGTCCATGCTGTGCATGAAGCCGGTCTTCCGGTGATTGCGCAGCATCTGCACGAACTGTTCGAAGCTTTCATCGCTCAGCTTCGACAGATCAACGCGGTTCCGGCTTTCCAACTGCATGGCGCCAACAAGCGGGTGGTCGCTGACCGGCACGCGAAGCACATGCTCAGCAGCGGTTTCAGCATCGCCAATCACACCATTCCATGGAAACTCGCCCTCGAAGCTGATGATCTTTCCGAAGTCGATCCGGCCTTCCTCATTCAGCATCGCCTGAATGACTTCCTGCGGCGCCTTGACCTTGTTGGTTACCCAATTTGGCATTTCGTTTTCCTCCAGTGGATTCCCAAAGCACCCGGTCGCCCAGGTGCTTCAGTGAATACGTGGTCTTGCTCGCTGCTCGCACTGTGCCAGGCACCGACGCCCGTTCTGAGGGCATCCCGGCAGGGAGCGGTTGCAGCGCAACCCTTGGCCCGCTTGACGCTTTCAGTGAGGGAGCGCGCCGCATGGCTTCGAGCTGGCCAGTTCCAGAGCTGGCATGGGGATCGAATTTATTGCTCGCGCTGTACCGTTTCCGGGATCGATCCGCGAGGTTCCCATCGATGTGAAAGAGCGGTGAGGCCTGAGGGCCTCCCGAGGGGCTGTGTGGCGCCTCGATGGAGCAAATATAAGCGTGCTTATCCTTTGGGTCAATAAGATTGCTTATATTTTTTCGAGCGCCCACAAAAAAGCCCGCGCTATGCGGGCATGGTATGCAGCGTGGCTCTGATAGAATCTGATACACAGAGAATTGGAGTGATAAATGAAACGGATCACCGCGATTGCGATGGGACTGACGCTCGCAGGCTGCGCGAGCGAGCCAGGACGCGCTGGAGAGGATTTCGTGTACGAACCGATTTCCAATGGAGTATCGCTGAGCGTAAAGGCATCTTCAGCTTCGACTGGAAAGGAATTCGAAATCCGTGGAATTTGTGAGGCGGGCGCCCCGCTTTACACCATCAGTCAGGCCAGCACGGAGCTTTATGGAAGTGATACGTCAGGATGGACGACGTACTTGGGTGGCCAGATAATGCTGGCCAACCTCGTCAGCTATGAAGACGCTGATACCTTCAAAGTCGCCCTCTCTTCGCTCGAGCTTGTCAAGCCTGGCTCCCTATTTTCAGCTGAGCAGAGGGTTAAAGTTGCCAGTAGTCAGGTGCTGCAGATGCCCAATACTTGCGAGGAGATGAGAAGAAAGCAAGCGGCTGAAATCAGGAAGATCGAAGCAATGCAGCAGGCCGAGGATGAGCACGCCAATGCGAGAGTGGCGGAGCAAACCGGAGTCCTTCCCATGTTCGGCGGCAGCAACCGGATGCCTTTGAATGGCTTGGCGAGCATGTCGCTAAGGGGAGACATCAGTCGGTACAAGGGCAAGTTCTTCTGGGCTGAGGCAGGGGATTATCAGGCCGTTCAGGTTATGGATGGCATGATACTAATGGTCAGCAGGCTGAGCCCGCAAAAACCAGCCGTGCTGATCATGATGAACACCACCCCACAGCCAGGGGAATCATCCTTTCTCATCCTAAAGAAGCCTCTTATGCTACTGGGGATATCGCCGTATGAAACGGTTTTAGGGCTGCGCAAGCCGGCCTTGATTCTCAAGGAGATATAGACTCATGGTGCATCACCTGGCAGATCCTGATCACTGCCTGGGCGTCATGCTCGTTTCCAGCTTGGCTCAGTCGCTCGGCAATCCGCATCAATTCGACCGCTGACCATTTGAGGTCAGAGACCAGACCCCGGAGATCACGGCGGAGGTCCTGATTGGGGTTGGTAGGGCATGGCTGGCCTCCTACAAGAAAATCGACTTAGGCATCTTCCCGTCGACCACGGTGCCGACAATTTCCCAGGCATCGTCCATGGCTTTGATGGGGTAGGCGGGGTTGATCGGCTTCAGGTACAGCTCGCCCGCATCACGGACCAGTTGCTTAAACGTCGCCTCGTTTGTGTCGGTCATCCGAGCCACCACAAATTGACCTGCTCGCGGCTCGATGTCCGGGGCCACCAGGATCAGGAACCCTTCGGGGAACGAGGTTCCCGAGGCAGAGCTCATTGAGCTGCCAACAACCTTGAGCCAAAACGCATCCTCTCCAGCCCATACATCAGAGGTGTGTTGTGGGCACATGGCTACGTTACCCATGTCGACCGCCTCCCTGACGTTGCCGGCTTGAACCCAGCTGATTTCTGGGTAGCTGAATGACCTGGTAGGTTGCAGGGCCGACGAAACGTTCGAGCCCTCTTCCAGGGCATTTCCGCCGCCTTCGACAGAGCTTGCGCTCTTCGTCATCGGGCCGATCCCATCGGATAGCCAGATAGCGCTGACGCCACATACGTGGGCAATTTTGCTCAGATGGGCGCTCTGGAGATTCTTCCCGGTTTCTAGCTGGGAAATCACAGGCTGCTCAACCCCAACCTTCGTCGCCAAGGCGCGCTGGGTGAGGTCCGCATGCTTGCGGGCTTGCTTTATACGGGCGGCGAGTGTGGTCATGGCCGCAAATCTATAAGTTCGCTTATCTGCTTGCAAATAAGGCTCCTTCTACATAGCATATAAGCAGGCTTATCAGGAGGGCGTTCCAATGACCCCTATCGAAAAGCTCGTCGGTTTCTTCGGCGGGCAAACCAAAACAGCGTTGGCTCTCGGCGTATCCCAGGCTGCGGTTTCGTACTGGGTGTCGGGAATTCATTTCATGAGCGCTGAAAAAGCATTCAAGGCGGAAGAGCTCACGCTCGGAGCAGTAACCGCTCGCGAGCTGTGTGTCCGCCCATCCACAAAATCCGCCGCTTAACCAATTCCAACCGCAAGGAGCAGTACCCGCATGTACGCAGACCAATCCCACAAGCGTGATACGCCTCGGAAGGTCCGTTTCAACAAAACCCTGGACCGCATCCTCGCCCGGGCAGCAGAACGCGCAGAGATGCAGCACGCGACCTACCTCTACGAAATGATCGAGTGGGCCGTGGAAAACGGTGCGATTGAAGCGCTGAGCAAGGACGACAAGCAGTCTAGCGCGGCCTAGGGGCCCTATGGAGGTCACGTGCCCGAAATCGACTACGAGCGCCTGAGTGATGGTGCAAAGAGAAAGATCAGTGCCTTTGCCCTGAGCAAGGGCTTGAGCATTGATCAGGCACTTGAGGCTATTGCCATCGAGTTCCTGGCAATGGGAGGGCCGGCAATGGTCGGTAGGCCCAAAGCGAAGCTGTACCAATTGGCCCCTAAAGAGGGCCTCAAAAGTGACACCTAAATCGCAGGCACAAAAAAGCCGGGGTGCGATCCCGGCTTCTCGTACTGCATTCGTAACGCTTGTGTGAGGCAATCATATATGCAACTCAGCACCCAAGGCAATACCGGCACTTCCGCGCCACAAAACGCAAGCCACGATTTTGTGGCGCGCAGCATAACGATGAGCAGCCTCGAAATTGCCGAGCTGACAGGCAAGCTTCACAAGAACGTCATTCGCGACGTGCGTGAGGTGCTAGATGCCCTCAAGCAAGATGGCTCAGATGTGAGCCATGTCCGGGAAGACAAGGATGGGCGAGGGTACACGTCTTGTTTCTATCTGGACCGGGAGATCACCGAGACCCTACTAACCGGGTACAGCATCCCTCTGCGCCACCGGGTGATTCGCCGGCTGACACAGCTTGAGCAGGCGGCGGCCAAACCCGCCTTTGACATCACCTCTCTCAACGACCCCAAGCTGCTCCTGGCCCTGCTTACCGATAACGTGCGCAAGGTCGTAGCCTTGGAGGCCGACAACACCGAACTCAGCCTGGAGAATCATGCGCTAGAGCAGAAGGTATGCGCCGACGCGCCCAAAGTTGAGTTCTTCGACGCCGTCACCGTCACGCACGAAACCTACTCGGTTGCCGAGGCCGCAAAGCTGATCGGCACCGGGCAGAACCGGCTCATGGCGTTTCTGCGCCAGCGCCGTTGGGTAACCATTCGCAAGAACGAGCCCATGCAGGCCGCTATCGAGCGCGGCTACCTCACTGCCAAGCTCGGCACGTTCGAACACCCCGAGAACGGGCTGACTACCGTAGCCACTCCCCGCGTCACGGGCAAAGGGCTGACCAAGCTGCGCGCCATGTGGGCAAGCCGTGAGAGCGATCTGCTCGGGGGTGCCGCATGAAGGACAACGATGCCGAATCGGTGGTCGTCATCGACGAAGCCTACATGGAACAGTTCTCCGACGACCAACTGGCCTACAAAGCCTGGACAGGCGTCGACCTGGTCGAAGAGGTGCTGCTGAACGACGAGTTCTGCGCAAGCTGCATGCACGACGCCAAGATCGAGGCGGTGCATGCTTGCCTGGCCCTGCGGGTGTTGGTGCGCCGCCTTTGTGGCAGTGATCCCGAAGCGCTGCGCAAGGCCGTCCTTCAGCGCTACTTGGAGCAGAACACGCTCGACGAAGAGGTTGAGCAGATGCCGGCCTGGAGGACGCTGCAATGAGCGTCCAGTCCATGTCCTGGGCCTTGGAGCAGCGCGACATAGTAGACGCCACTGCGCGCTACGTGCTGCTGGTCCTGGCCAACTATGCCGACAAGAACGGCCGAGGGGCTTTTCCGTCCTCCGCCAGTATCAGCGATGACACCGGCCTCTCCATCCGCACGGTGAAGTACAAGCTCGACCACCTGCTGGAGATCGGGGTGATTCGCCTTGGGAATCAGGCAATTGCCGGCGCCTATATCGACCGTCACGACCGCCGTCCGACCGTCTACGACCTCTGCGTAGAACGGGGTGCACCAGCTGCACCCGGTTCTGAACGGGGTGCAAATGACGACAGAACGGGGTGCAGCTCACGACAGAACGGGGTGCAAACCACGACAGAACGGGGTGCAGGAGCTGCACCCAATCCATCAATTAACCATCAAGTAACCATCAAAGAACCAAAGGGGCCAGTCGCTGACGCTCCTGCCGCTTCGCAGAAGGCTCCCAAGTTCGACCCGCTCACCTGCAAGCCGGCCAACGTCAACGAACAGACCTGGGCCGATTGGTGCCAACACCGCCGCGAGATTGGAAAGCGCCTGACCAAGACTTCGTGCGAGCGCCAAGCCGCCCAGCTGGCCAAGCACCACGCGCCCGACGCCGTGATCAACCAGTCGATCAGCAACGGCTGGACTGGCCTGTTCCCGGAGAAGGTGCTGCCGGGTGCCCAGCAGGGCCAGCGCCGCAACGGTCCCGACTTCAACGACACCAGCTGGGCAAACGACCTGGGGGCCTTATGAGCGTACAACCGAAACTGCGCAGCGTGACGCAAATCCTGGCCAAGACCGGCAACCTGCCAGCCGAGGTGCACGCCCCGGCCAAGCAGCTAGACCCAGGCACGACCGAAGTGGTCAACGCCCTGTTCAAGGAGCTGCAGGCCATCTTCCCAGCGTGGAAGCAGGCCTGGCCGGACGATGACGCATTGAAGGCTGCCAAGCGCAGCTGGATCAAGTCCTTCGTCGCCGCGGGCATCAACACCCTGGAGCAGATCCGCTTCGGCATCCAGAAGTGCCGGGTTCTGGGTACCGACTTCGCCCCGAGCAGCGGCAAGTTCATCAAGCTGTGCCAGCCAACCCCGGAAGAGATGGGCATACCGCCGCTTGCGAGGGCCCTGGCAGAGGCGCTGGAGAACTTCCACCCCAGCAGGTCAGGGTCACGCGTTTGGACGCACGCAGCGGTGCGCCACGCGGCCCTGCAGTGTGAAGCGCAGAACCTGGGTCAGATGGAGCCTGAGCGGGCCGAGAAGGTATTCGCCCGCGCCTACGACATCACCATCCGCATGCTGGTCGCCGGCGAGCCCCTGGGCGACATCGCCACCGGCATCGGCCACGACAGCCAGAAGTGCCTGGCCCAGCTCGCTGACGAGTACGCCGCCCAGCGCCAAGTGCGCCTGTTGGACCTGCAGCAGATCCCATCCAGCGCCGCTGCCTGCCGTGCACACCTGCTGGCCAAGTTGAACATCAAGCGCGCCGGGCAGCCGGCCGGGGAGGGGGTGTGAGCCTATTCCAGTGCGAAGAATGCGGATGCCGCGATAACACCGCCACCAGCGGCTACTGGTTCCGCAACGACACGGGAAACCCATGCCAAGGCCGCAAGCTGTGCTCGGCCTGTGACGCGAGCATCGGCAAGTGGCATGGCGTGTTCAGGCGTGAATACCTGCCCAAGGGCGAATTCTTCACCAACCGCCAAGGGAATCTTGAGCACAAGACCACCGGCAAGCTTTGCCACGAGTACCTGGCCGAGGATAAGCACTGATGGACACCAACCAGATGCGCGACATCAGCCGCGAGCAGTTTGAGGCCTGGGCCAGAGACGAGAACAAGTGGCTCATAGACCGTGATTCCTTTGGAAATTACATCTACGGCTTTGTCCGGGATTCCTGGAATTCCTGGCAGGCCTCCCGCGAGGCCGTGGTGGTGGAGATGCCGCGAGACATAGACCAGTTCGCCGATGACGATCCTGGGCGCCGGGCATTCTCCCTGCACACCAACACCGCATACCGTGAATGCCGTCGCGCCATCGAGGCCCAAGGCCTGAAGGTGGCGCCATGAGGCGCTATCACTGGATTGAGACTCCGCAGACCATCGAATACTGCGTGATGCACTGCGTGGAGGATGCGCCGGGTTGCGCCCATCACTTCCAGTATCAGCTTTCGACCAAGGGAAGAGTTTTCACCGTCAAGCAGATATCGGCAGCGTTGCAACGCCTGAAAAAAGATGGGCTGGTCAGCAACAAAGGTTCGTTTTGGCAGATGCCGGAGGTGACCCCATGAAGCGCGTATGGACAGTAATCGTAGGCCTCAAGGCCTTCCAGATGGTGCTGATGGAGCAGGCAGGTGCACTGCGTGAGGCGCAGTTGATCTGGCCTGAGTGTGAGGTGCGGGGATGAACATCGAAACTGCAAAGCCGAGCGAAACCTACGAGGGCCTGCGCCGCCAGTTCATGGCCCTGCGCACGCTGGCCGCCAGCACCGAGCAGATCGCCTCGGGCCTGCGTCGCGAGCTGAAGGACCAAACCCAGTCCTTGGCCGACTTGGCTGCTGAGCGCGCTACCAACGAGCAGCTGACCGCAACCCTGCTGGCTACCGAGGCTGAGCGCGACCGGCTCAAGGCCGAGAACGAGGCGCTGCGCAAGGATGCCGAGCTGTTGGCGCTAGGCCGAGCGAAGCTGGGTGGCGCGATGAGTCGGCTGCGCGCCAAGCACAACGATTGGACTGCTCCAGAGGCGTTACCTGCCGCTGAGCTTGTGTGGTGTGCCTGCGGCGATGGATTCCCCCCGAACAGCTATGGCGCTGGCTTCATGGATGCCAACAACGGTGTTTGCTGGAGCTGTGACGCGGCCAAGGCGGTGAGCCATGACTGACTTCGTGATGCACAGCATGGCCGACGCCAACCGCCTGCTCGGCTTGCTGCAGGCCCAGGACTTCACCAAACCCAAGAAGATCGTCATCAAGGACCAGGACCGCAGCGGCGAGCAGAACAAGAAGCTTCACGCCTGCCTCAGCGATATTGCCAAGCAGGTGGAGCACGCCGGGAAGAAGTGGGACGTCCTGATCTGGAAGCGCCTCCTGACTGCCGCCTGGCTACGTGAGAGCGGCGAACAGCCGCAACTGATACCAGCCATCGACGGGAACGGCTTCGACGTCGTGTACGAGCGCACAAGCCAGCTCAGCGTGAAGCAGTGCGCGAGCCTGCTGGAGTGGATTCAAGCATTCGGCGCCGAGCACCAGGTGCGGTGGAGCCAAAAGGATCTGTGGGAGGGGCGGTACTGATGAGCCATCAATTTAAACCGGGGGACCTGGCGCTGGTAATCCGTCATGAAAATGCCGGTAGGGCCGTGACGCTGGGTCGCCAGTACCTAGGACCAACGACGTATCGAAATGAGTATGGCTATCAAGTAATTCCGCCCGGGATCGTGGCGTGGGAGATCGAGGCGGATTCTCTGATCACCACCCGAACTTCGAGCGGTCGCATGATGTTGGTCGACAAGCTGGCAATCGGCGAGAAATGCCTGATACCCCTGCGCGGCGACTTCGCCCCCGAGCAGCAGAAAGCCAAGGAGGCCGAGCCATGCGCGTAGCCGAGATCAAGCCGAAGAAGTGCAGGGCCCCAGGCTGCGGCCAGCGCTTCAAGCCCATGCTATCGACGCAGAAGGTATGCAGCCCGGCCTGCGCCCTGGCCATGGCCAAAGACCCGAAGCTCCAGAAGGTCGCGGCTAAGGCCATCACCAAGCAGAAGCGCCAGGACCTCCAGGAGCGCCGTGAGAAGCTCAAGACGAAGGGGGATCACCTACGGGAGGCCCAAGCCTCGTTCAACGCCTACATCCGCGAGCGGGACCGTTTGGCGGGGTATGCGTGCATCTCCAGCGGCCGGCCCTTGGACTGGAACGGAAATGCCGTAGACGCCGGGCACTACCGCAGTACAGGGGCCGCGTCACACCTCCGCTTTGATGAAAAAAATTGCCACGCACAAAGCAAACACGACAACCGGTACCTGTCCGGCAACGTGGCCGAGTACCGCCTGGGCCTGATCCAGCGCATTGGCCTGGCTGCCGTCGAAGCGCTCGAGGCCGATCAGGCGCCGCGCCGCTACACCATCGAAGACCTGCAGGCCATCAAGGCCCTGTATCGCCAGAAACTCCGCGACCTCAGAAGGAAAGCAGCATGACGTGGACTATCAGCGACACGGCCTGGGCATTGCTGCTGGCCATTGGCGTCATCTCAACCTGGTGTGCACTGCACGCCCGATCTATCCAAGTTCGCCTCAAGAAGGAGCAGGGCCGATGAAATACCAAAGCGTAGTAGCTGCAGTGGTTCGGGCCCTCGCAGCCGAGACGATTAACAGCGCCGGCGGATGCGACTTTGAGCCCAAGGTGCAGGCAGCTAAGCAGAAGGGCGCCATTGTAGGCAAGGAGGCGGCGTTCCTTTTCGACTGCATGGTGTTCAGCCGGCTGCACAAGAACCTGACGGCGGAGCACTGGCGGCACCTGGTGGCGAAGTATTCGACCCACGTTGATCGCAAGCATGCCGCCATTGAGGAAATCACCCGCATATATCGATCGCCAGCGCCAGAGCGCTTTCGTCACTGCGCCATTTTGACCTGGGCTATGCCAAAACTGCCCGGGGTGGATGGCAAGCGCAGCACCACGGTTCTTCCTGCTGCTTGGTACGACATGTCGAACTGGGATAGCGATGGCCGGCCGGAGTCGACGCTGCGTCGGTGGCGGAATCAGATCCGCAAGGCGCTGGAAGGCCAAGTGAACGAAGCGCTGGTAGAAGCTCAGCACATCCTTGACGCGGAAGGACTTCTTCCCGTGGAGGCCGCATGACCATCACCCATCAGAAACTCAAGGAGCAATACCACTACAGCCCGCTGGCTGGCGTCTTTGAGAAACGCGTCGGCTCTAAGCGGAAGGGCTACAAGTGGGTATTGGTCGGGCGGGTCGTTGATGAATCGGGATATCAGGTCATCTGTGTGGGCGGGAAACGATATTTCGCCCATCGGCTCGCATGGTTCTACATCCATGGCGAATGGCCTGACGGGCACATCGACCACAGGGATGGCGACCGATTGAACAACGCCATAGCCAATTTGCGTATTGCCACGCCTGCACAGAATGCTCACAACGCCCAAACGCCCATCACCAACAAGTCGGGAGTCAAAGGCGTGAGCTTCTCTGGCGGGAGCTGGACGGCTCAAGTAGCGGTAAGCCGTAAACCTGTCTTCATGAAGAGATTCAAGACGAAGGAGGAGGCAGAGCAGGCGGTGCGATTAGCAAGGATCGAAGCTCATGGTGAGTTCGCGAATCATGGAGTGCACAAATATGTGCAAGAAGAGGCTTGCAATTCAGTGATCGAATGATCAATATTGTATCCATCCTGTCATTCCTGCGTGTGTTGAGGATTGACGAAGAGAACCCGGCCCTCGCGCCGGGTTTTTTATTGCCCGCAGAGGGCCTCAAGAGTCCCGCACACAGCAGGGCAATTCACACATGCACAGCGAGAGGTCGAGCATGGGGATATTCCACTACCTGCTCGAAAAGCTCGATTGGGCGATTGCGGGGCTACTGGGGGCTTTGGTTGCCACCCGCTGGCACAAGGACGACTTGCTGGACCGCAAGGCGTGGATTCTGTTCTTGCTCACCGGCATGGCCTGTGCCCACTACTTGACGGGCATGGTCAGCACCTACTTCGGCATTGTCGAGCCTCGCAGCGTTGCGGGGGTAGGGTTCCTGCTGGGCACCTTCGGCGGCTCACTCATTGCCGCTGTCACCCGCGCCATCAAGGCCGCTGATCTCTGGTCTGTCATCAGGTCCAAGTTCGGAGGGCCAAACGGATGATTCTCGAATACGTTAATGCCCTGGCTGCCGGAGTGATCGCCCTATGGGCATCCTGGGCTGTGCTGAGCGGCAAGGTCCGGGATGGGGTGATAGGCAAGATCCTGTACTCGATCATCGCCCTGAGCGGCTACGCCATCCTGGCCCGGTCGGATCGGATGTTCTTCACCCCGAACACCGCCGGCGTCACGATGCACGTTGCCCTGGCCATGGCTGGACTGCGGCATATGTTCGTCATCACCTACTGGCCGCGGGTCAAACGCTGGATCTGCCGACGCCTGGACTGCGACCTGTGTAAGCAATCCAAGTGATGCGCGCCACGAAATCATGAAGTGCCATTTTGTGGCGCGGAGTAAAAACCTGTGACCACATCAAAACCACGAATTCAAGTGCCGTCTGGCGGAATTGTCACAACTGACAGCCTCCAGAACCTGGTAGCCAACATCGGCACCAATCGGGACAAGCGCACGCACAACCAGTTCGGGTTCCAGTTCGTCACGCCGTACGAGCTCGAAGCGGCCTACCAGTCAAACTGGCTGGCCCGCCGCATCGTGGACAAGCCGAACGAGGATGCGCTTCGAGAGTGGCGCCGCTTCAACGGAAAGGACGCGAGCAAGATCGCTGCCGAGGAGCGCCGCCTAGGGGTGCAGCAGAAGTACCTCGACGCATGCTGCTGGGCTGACCTGTACGGCGGTGCAGCCATGCTGATGATCACCGGCCAGGACCTGAGCAAGCCTCTGGACCTGAACAAGGTGAAGAAGGGCGGGCTAAAGAACATCGTCGTCTTCGACCGCTGGGACATCCAGCCAAGTCAGTTCAACTTCACCGACCCGCTGGCACCCAACTGGATGCTGCCCGAGGTATACACGGTCGTGAACGGCCAGCAGCCCATCCACTACTCGCACGTCATCCGCCGCACGGGTGCCCGCCTGCCGCGTCGTATGGCTCAGTTCGAGCAGGGTTGGGGTGACAGCCGCCTGCGCCGCTGCATGGAAGACCTGCGCGACGTTGTGGCCACCAAGGGCGGCATTGCCTCCCTCGTGCTTGAGGCGAACGTGGACACCATCAGCGTCAAGGGCCTGCAAGGCGCCCTGGCCAGCGCCCAGTGTGACCAGATCACCGAGCGCTACCGCATGTTCGGCATGCTAAAAGGGATCATCAACCTTGGCCTGCTCGACCAAGACCATGAGAAGTACGAGCGCAGCAGCGTCGCATTCTCCGGCCTCAGCCAGATCATGGAGCAGTTCATGGTCTGGACGGCAGGCGCGGCAGAGATGCCCGTCACTGAGCTGTGGGGTCAGTCGGCCGCCGGCCTCAACTCCACCGGCGACGGCGACCTCAAGACCTACCACGGCACGATCAAGGGTAAGCAGGACGGCCAGATGCGCCGCGACCTGGAACGCCTGGACGAGGTACTGATCCGGTCTGCACTGGGCGCCTACCCCGAAGACATCGAGTTCGAGTGGAATCCGCTCTATCAGAAGTCGAGCGTGGAAGAGGCTCAGGAAGACCTGGCAGACGCCCAGGCCGACCAGATCAACATCGAGAGCCGCATCATTCGCCCGAGCCACGCCATGCGCCGCGCTCAGGCCAAGGGCCGCTACGCCATCACTGACGAGCAGATCGCCGCCCAAGAGCAGCGTGAGAAGGACGAAGACAATGGCCTTGGCACCGAAGAAGACCTCGACGCCTTCACCATTGGAGGTCCTGACGGCGACAAACAAGACCCTGCTGGCGAGAAAGAGAAAGCCCCGCGCACCGGACCCGGTTCGACCCAGCCATGATGCTGAGCGCTTCTATCTCGGCAACCTGAATCAGTTGGTCCGCACCATGTCGAAGCAGCTGTATGCGGTACTTGGCCCTGAGCTGGCTCGACTCAAGCCGCAGTACACCGCCGACAGCCAGGTCACCCTGGATGGCTGGACTGACGAAATCCTCGCGGTAATACGCCGGGTATCGTCTACGTTCACCACCAGCCTGTTCGATCAGCAGGCCCGCCGGGTAGCTGCTGGCACCATCAGCAGGGCCGAGGCCGACAACGCCGAGGACTTCCGCAAGTCGGTCAACCGGGCTGTGGGAGTGGACTTCGAGCTGATTACCAAGCCCAAGGGCATGGTCGACTACCTCGAGGCCTCCACCGCTGAGAACGTCAACCTGATCAAGTCCATCCCCGCCGAGTACTTCCAGCGGGTGGAAACGATCGTGCTGGGCGGCATGAAGAGCGGCCTAGCCCCCACGGCCATCGCCAAGCAGATTCAGGAGCAGACCGGTGTCAGCTCGCGGCGCGCCAAGCTCATCGCCCGGGACCAGGTGTCGCAGCTGAATAGCGACCTGACCCGCCAGCGGCAGACGGCAGCCGGCATCGAGTTCTATCGCGTTGAGACGGCCAAGGACCAGCGCGTCTCTGGCGACCCCAGCGGCAAATACCCCAACGCCAAGATCAGCTGCTACGGCATCGCCAAGCAGGACATTGGCTACGGCCCGGGCGTTTACAAGGTATCCGAGGGCGCCACCTGGCGCGGCGTGACCAACCTGCACCCTGGCAAGCACCACCCGCTCTGCCGGTGCGTAGGGATATCCCTGATACCCGGCGTGAACTACTTCCCCGACAAGAACGGGTAGCACATGAAAAGAATGACCATCGACGCGGCCTTCACGCCGACGTCGCGCACTCGCACGCCCGAGGGTTACCTCTGCGTCAAGGGTATTGCGGCCCGCACGGGGGTTTACCAGTACGTTTCGACGGAACTGGACCTGCCGGGCCCGGCGCGCATCGTCAACGTCTACAGGCCGCCCGAAGAGGTGTTCGCGCCTGAGTCGATGGCCTCCTACATCGACAAGGACGTGACAAACGATCACCCATCGGACCTGGTCAACTCGACCACCTTCCGCGAGGTGTCGGTAGGGCACGTCCGAGGTGTTGAGCGCGACGGCGACAACCTGGTCGTCGACATGATCATCAAGGACCAGTCGGCCATCGACGATATCGAGTCGGGCAAGGCTGAGCTATCTCCTGGCTACACCGCCGAGTATGTCGAGCAGCAAGGCCAGGCCCCAGACGGCACGCCGTACGAGTTGGTACAGCGTGACATCAAGATCAACCACAACGCCGTGGTTGACGCAGCGCGGGCCGGCAAGGTCGCCCGCATTTTTGACCACAAACCGAAAGGTATCCCCACAATGGCGACCCGGAAAGTCTTCCTAGACTCCAAGAAAAGCCGCTCCGTCATCCTCGACGAAGAGACCGCAACGGTAGTCGAAGACGCCGTGTCAGGCCTCATGAAAACCCTGGATGAAGCGAACGAGCGCGCAGACAAGGCCGAAGCGGCCAAAGACGAAGCTGAAGAGAAAGCCAAGGAGGCGAAGCAAGCCACCTCCGACGCCGCAATCGGCGAGCGCGTCAAGCTCACCCTCGACACCATCGCTCAGGCCTCAAAGATCGTGAAGAACTTTGACGCCAAGGGCCTGGTATCCCCGCTGGAAATCAAGCGCTCGGCGCTGGCCCAGCTGAAGCCCACTCGCGACTGGGCTACCAAGTCCGAGGCCTACATCGTCGCCGCCTTCGACTCCGCTGAGGAGGACGCCAAGGAGACCAATGACGACGATGACGACGACAAGAAGTCAACCAACGACAGCCTGCGCGGATTGGCCAACGACCTGAAAAATCGTCCTCAGGCCACCACCGACGGCTCCGACGCCTACAACAAGTTCCTGCGAGGTGAGAAGTAATGGCCACCGCAATCGACACCTTTGGCCAGTACGCTGGCAAGGCCTTCGAGGGTCAGATCAACGACCTGTCGATGGCCGACATCACCACCACCGTCGGCGACATCGCGATTCCCTTCGCGCGCGCCGTGATCGTTGGTTCCGCCGCCAAGCGCGGTCAGCTGCCCTTGGCGGCCGCTGCCATGTTCCTGGGCATCTCGGTCCGCAAGACCGTTGGCGTCAGCTCCAGCTACGTCACCGGTTCGGCTAACAACGTCAACAACGGCAACGTGGTCGGCACCTACCGCATCGGCGAAGAAGTGAGCCTGGTCAGTCATGGCCGCATCTGGGTGAAGACCATCGACGGTGCGACCGTCGGCGCCCAGGTCTACGCCAAGCCCACCACGGGCGAACTGACCAACGCCGCCACCGCAGGCAACCACCTGCTGCAAGGCTGCACCTTCCTGACCGCTGCTGCGGCCGGCGAGCTGGCCCTGATGCAAGTCAAGGCCCTTAACCCCACCACCATTGCCGCCTAAGGAGCGCTCACATGAGAACAATGGACGCTGCGGCCCAGGCGCAACTGGGCTTCTTGGTCGGTAACCTGACCTACATCGAGCAGGAGGTTCTGCGCCAGCCGTACCCGGAGATCAAGTATCCCCGGATCCTGACAGTGGACACCTCCGCGCCTGACTACATCGAATCCATCGGCTTCAAGGTGCTGGACTATAAGGGTGAGCCCGCACCAATCGGTGATCTGTCGCACGACTTCCCACTGGCTGAGATCGCCTCCAAGATCGGCGGTGTTGACGTTGTCCAATATGGTCTGGGCTACACCTACACCCAGATCGAAGTCGGCAAAGCCATGCAGATGGCCAATGCCCAGGGCTTCGGAGGCGCGATCAACTACCTAGCCGAGAAGCCGATTGCCAGCCGCATGCTTACCGAGCAGTGGCTGGACCGCGTAGCCTTCATTGGCGATCCTCGCTCGCCTTCGCTGGCCACCGGCGGCCTGGTTAAGTACCCAGGTGTTCCTGTGCTGGCTACCGGCACTCTGCTGAGCGGTGCGAACAAGACTTTCGCCCAGATCCTGGCGCAGGCGCCGGACACTGCGGCGAGCGAAATGCTGACCCTGCTGAATAACTTGGTCCTTCAGGTTTATCAGGCTCAGACCAACAGCATCTTCCGCCCAACGCACATCCTGCTGCCGCTCAAGCAATACGGCCAGCTGACCACATTCCGCATCCCTAACACTGCGGAAACTTTGATCAGCTACCTAGAGCGCGTGCTCAACATCACCTTCGAGCCAATCCTGCAGCTGGCTGGCGCCGGCGCTGGCGGCACTGACCGCATGATGGCGTACACCAAGAACGCCCAGTTCGCCAAGTTCCACTTGCCGATGCCGTACACGCTGAACGCGCCGATCCCGTCTCACGGCGGCCTGCGATTCGAGGCTGCTGGCGTTGTCCGCACTGCCGGTACCGAGCTGCGGGTTCCTCTGTCCCACGCCTACGTAGACGGCATCTAAGGGGGTCACCATGTCTTCGAAGAAGATCTACACCAACGTCAGCGCCAACCCTGTCGTCCTCTCGGATGGCAGTTCTGTGCAGCCAGGCGGGCAGACCACCGAAGATCAGTTCGAACTGGCCAAGGGCTCGTTCTGGGAGCAGCACGGCCTGCTGGTGACCGGTGCCCCTGAGCAGCCTGACGACGCCAACGGCGACCTGCAGGTTATGACCGAGGAGAACACCCAGCTCAAGGCTGACCTGTTCGCCGCCCAGGCCAAGCTGGCCGATCTGGAAGCCGCCACCAAGGGGCATCCCGAGCAGATCAAGGCCCTGGAAGATCGCCTCACCCAGGAGTCGGCGCGTGCCAGCAAGCTGGAAGGCGAGCTGAAAGACGCCCAGGCCAAGCTGGCCGGCAAGAAGTAACCCAGTGTCACGGCCCCTCATTGGGGCCTATGACTGGAGACCCCGATGGCTTCCATCACGAATATCAGCTCGCATCGCATCGACGTGGCCGACCTCTCTTTGGGCCCAGGCGAAGCGATCGAGCACTTCGACGACAGAGAGGCTGAGCGCCTGAAGTCGACGAACTACTACCGGGCCGGCTGGATCAAGGTTGGCCCATCGCCCGAGCCCGAGCCGCCCACCGAGGAATGACCCGCCATGGCAGAACTGAACATCCCAGTGACGCCAGAGATGGTCGCTGAATTCCGCGAGTTCTACGAAGAGTTCGCCGACCCGGCCAAGTGGTCCGACGCCAAGATCACCAAGGCGCTGAACATCGCCAAGGGCGAATTCGGGACCTGCGGCAACTGGGGCCTCTATGGCCCCTATTCGTTACTGCAGCGCGGCTGGTTCGCACTGGCGGCCCACTACCTGACCTGGAATGCGGCCACCACTGCCGCGACCGGCTCCGACGGCAGCGCAACTACGCCCTACGCAGTGGCCAGCAAGAGCGTTCGTGATGAGTCGGTGTCCTACGCCGTCCCAGGCGCGAACGCATCGCTTACGGCCTGGGAGGCCGCCATGGCGCTAACCCCGTACGGCCTCGAGTACCTACACCTCCGGCAGCGGGCCGGCATGGGAGCGATCTGCGTATGATCAAGTTCTTCAGTAGCCTAATCGACCGGCAGAAAGTCAAGCACGCTCTCAAGGGGCTTGAGGAGCGAATGCAGAAAGACGGCCTGGTTCTGGTTGGCGTGCCAAAGGGTGCAGGCGCTTACGAAGATGGTCTGACCATCGCCACCGTTGCCGCAGTGAACAATTTCGGATCTGCAGATGGGCGTATACCTGCGCGACCGTTCTTGGCTCCGGCTGTAGAGAATGGCGCCCCTGAGTACCGCCGACTTGTCGAAGTGATGCTGCCAAAGGTCATGTCTGGCGAAATGGAAATGCAGACTCTGCTGGCTCAGATGGGCCAGCTGGCCGAAGGCCATGTAAAGCAGCAGATTACCGACCTCCGCACCCCACCCAACGCCCAGTCCACCATTGACAAGAAGGGTTCCGACAACCCGCTTATCGATACTGGCGCTCTACGGCAGTCGATTCGCTACGTCATCGACGACGGGACTGATCCCGTCGAGGAAGGTATCTGATGAAAGTGAAAGTTGGCGACACCTGGTTTTCGACAGACGACCAGCCGATTGCTGTGATGTTCGACGACGAAGAGCTGGAACTGGTCAAGGAGATGAATCGCGAGACATGCCCCAATCTCAGGTTCGGGGCGGGCTTCGACGATCCAGTGAAACTGCTTGAGTGGATGCGCGAGTAATGGGCCTCAACATGCGCGGCCACGTCAGCGGGCCTTTCATCTCGCACCGTGGAGTGCAGCGGATGCGGTTCAGCAGCGAGATCATCGACTTCGAGCCCAAGCTGACTATGACGCTGCTCGACACATTCGACGCCAACGTCCAGCCGGCCAGCGACAAGGAGATTGAGTTTCTCCAGATCGGCGCCGAGCGCATCAACGACATCAGGGTAATCCACCGCAACGACGGCAAGGGGATAGAGGTGTCCACCCCGGGAAACCTGGCTGACATCTTGGTCTTCGCCGAAACCCCGGACAAGCCCGCCACCTGGTGGAAGGCCATGGCCACCGACTACCGGCCCTGGCACAACTTCTGCCGGGCGGTGATCGCCAAGCTTGACCCGGCCGAGATCGAACAGCTGCAGGGGTACGCCAATGGTTGACACCATCGCCCTCACGAAGGTCGTGTGCCAGTTGGTGGTTGCGGCCACTGGCCTGCCGGCCAACAAGGTGATCGTCGGTGACCCGGGCACATCAGCGCCCACTGGCACCTACGCTGCGGTGCGAATCGACAGCCCGGCCCAGTTCGGCCAGGCACTCAAGACGCAACGCAACGTTCCAGCCACCGATGACCCGCGCTTCGAGGACATCATCGAGCGGGTGGCCACCCAGTTCACCATCGGGTTCAGCATCAACATCTACCGTGCCGGCGCTATGGGAATGGCCATGAGCCTGTGCGAGGCGAACAAGCGCGAGCAGATCAAGAGCATCCTGCGCCGCGCCAAGTTGGGCTGGTCCCGCATATCACCGATCAACAACCTGACCGGCCTCTACCAAGCGGCAATGGAAGAGCGCTCCCAGGTCACCCTGTACCTCTACGGCGAATCCGTGGCTGAAGACCGAATCAATCGGATCTACCGCGTCGGCTTCGAGGTTCAAACCGAACAATCTGGCGCCATCGCGCAAGGGGAAGTAAATGCCTTATCCGGCTGAGAACATCATCAACATTGTCACGAACATCCGTGCGGCCGGTCTGGGCACTGCCAACTTCGGCGCTGGCATGGTCTTCGCGGACTTCGACTCGTCCACTGACACGACCTTTGCCGAGGGCACCTACCGTGACTACGGCAGCTCGGCGGCGGTCGCGGCAAACTTCAACATCGCATCAGATGTTTACCTCGCAGCGCTGGCCTGGTTCTCTGCCGTGCCCAAGCCGAAGTCGCTCCGAGTCTACTTGCGAAAAGAGGATGATTCGCCTGTTGAATCTCTGAATGACGCTCTCAACAAGCGCATCTGGTTCTACTGGTTCGAATTCGAGTCGACCATCAGAGCCAACGACGACGATGTGCTTGCCCTGGCGGCTGCCGGGGATGCTGCTGGGAAGTTCTATGCCTTCACGTCCAATAGCGCAGCGATTCGCGACCCAGCCTTGACCAACGACATCATGACCAAGGCCAAGACACAGGGTTCAAGGCGCCTATTTGTTGAAAGCCACGCGAGCGCCAAGTATGCAGGCTTTGAGCTGGCAGCTGCATTCAGCCGGGTCAACTTCAATGCTGCCAACTCGACCATGACTGGCGAGCTGAAGAAGCTCCCAGGAATTCCCGCTGAAGATCTCGATCAGACCGCCTACAGCTCAATGATCCAAAAAGGAGCTGTGTTCTACACCAAGGTGGAAACGGGCGGGCAAGTTGATGACGGTCGAGTTATCAACTCCAGAACCACTTCCACATACGGCGAATTCATCGACGACGTGTTCAACCTTGACGCGTTCGTGAACTACCTGACTGTCAATCTGTACAACGCCCTGGCCAACGTTCCGACGAAACTGAAGCAGACGCCAGAGGGTCAGCAGGTCCTGATCGATGCTGCCGCCCAGATTGGACAGCGCTTCATCGACAACGGATACCTCGGCCCGCGCACTTTCACAAGCGATGAAACTGGCGAGGAGGTGCTGAGTGATGGCTACGAGATCCTCAGCAAGGCTATCGACATACTCGACCTTACCGACGCCGAGCGAGCAGATCGCAAGTCGGCTCCAATCATCATGCGCCTGTTCCGTGCCGGCGCCATCCACGCCGTAGACGTAACCGTCAACGTCGACTGAGGAGATCCCGGAATATGTCGCTCAACAACATGTCAGTCGAGAACACGATTCTCGTCATCACCGGGGTCGGCGTCCTCAATGACTGGGGGCGCACCGACCCGCCGTTCACCATTGAATGGATCGATGAGAACGGCAACCTGATTCGCGGGCTCGGTGGTAACGCCGTGAGCTTTTACCGCAAGAATGCGGGGCTTCGAGTAACCGTGAACCTGATGCCAGGCAGTCCACAGGCAACCGCATTGCAGGCCATGCTCAACGCCAAGACCGAGCTGTCTGGCTCCTACGCCTCCATTGCCGGTCTGGAGGGTGCTGTGTTCTCCGAAGGCATCTTCACACGTGGCAAGTCCATGGCCCGGGGCGGCCCCGGCCTGAATGACGGCACCTTCATCATGGAATTCAACAAGGCGAAAGTGGCATGAACCAGGCTCAGGACTTCATCCGCAAGATCGAGCACGAGGGTGTGACCTACACCTTCGGCATGCCCAGCGCTGAAAAGCAGCGCGCCGTGCTGTTCCGGCTGGGCAAGTACGGTGTAGAGCCGCTGATTCGCGGCCTGGCCCAGGCCGAGCTGGGCGCCGCGTCTTCTGTGGCCATCGCCGGCCAGATCGTTGGCGTCATGCTGTCGCGGATTCCAGAGGATGACTTCAACTTCATCTGCGACACAATGCTGGGGCAGATGCACAAGAACGGCGAACTGCAGACGATCAACGCGTTCTCCGGCCGCCTGAAGACCTACTTCACCCTGGTTGTGCTGGCTCTCGGGAACGTGTTCGAGGATTTTACCGGACTCCTGACCCTCTTCCAGAACTCTACCGCTTCAGCCGGGGAGCCAGGGGCGAGTCAGGAGAGCGCCTCAACCCAGCCATCGACTGGGACCTCTGGCGACCCTGCGTAGGGATTCCCGGGGTTTGCCCTCCGCTCTGCACCTACAAAGACCTCACTGACGGCACCTACTCGCTGGGCTGGGTCAAGCGCGCCAACCTGGCGATGGATGAAATGCTCTACGTGCGGCAGCTGCACGACGAGATCCGGAGAGCGAACCCGTGAAAGTACTTGAGAGCTTCCTGATCGCCCTGGGCATCAAGGTCGACGAGAAGTCATTCCAGAAGGCCGACGCGGCGTTTGGCGGCCTCACCAGGTCGGCCCTGCAGTTCGGCGCCGTGCTGGCGAGCAAGCTGGCCATAGACAAGGTGGTGGGCGACTTCAAGAACGCCGGCACCGCGCTGGACAACTTCAACCGCCTGACCGGGCTAAGCACGCAAAATGTGCAGGCGCTGGGCCAAGCACTGGCCGCCCAGGGCGGGAATGCGCAAGACGCCTTCGCGGCCATGCAGAAGATCCAGGACCTGATGGCATCGCCCATCACCGGTAATGTCGGCTGGTTCGGCGACGTAGCCAAGCTGGGCCTGGACCCGAACGCTATCATTGGCGCACAGGACACGGCAGAGGCCCTGGCCAACATCGCCGGCGCCTTCGAGAAGATGACGCCGCTGAACCAGCGCCTCGCCGGCCAAGCCCTGGGCTTCGACGAGAATACCATCCGCCTGCTGATGAAGGGGCGCGACGAGGTCGAGAAGCAGCTGGATTCCCGCAACAAGCTGGGCATCATGACCCAGAAACAGGTAGAGGACGCGGCCCGCCTCACCAAGGCGAACGCCGAGCTGAACCTGGTGTTCACCGACATGGGCAATACCATCGCTGGCGAACTGGTGCCGGCCTTTGCCGAGTTGGCCGAGGACTTCACCGCCTTCTACCGCGACAACAAAGACCTGGTGGATTCTGGTCTGGAGGCCTTCTTCGGTACTCTGGCCAAAAACATCGAACTGGTCTCAGCCGCCCTTGTGCTCATGGGCGGCGCCAGCGCCTTGAAGGGCCTTGCCGCTCTGCGTGCACTGGTAGGCCTGGGTGGTGCTGCAGGCGCTGCTGGTGCCGCCGGCGCGGCCGCGGGCGGTGCGGCTGCAGGCGCATCTGGGCTGGCTGTGGCAGGTGGTAGCGCGGCTGCGCTGCTGTACTCCGGCAGCCTGAACGCTGGTGAAGACCAGGAGCTGCTGAATAACCGACTTCGCAAGGGCGGATCTGATGCTGCTGCAGCCGTCATGGACTTTTTCCGCGCCAAGGGCTGGTCTGCCGAGCAGGCCGCCGGTATTGCGGCGAACCTGGAGCAGGAAAGCGGCTTCCGACCAGATGCCGTGGGCGACGGCGGAAATGCCTACGGCCTGGCCCAGTGGCACCCGGACAGGCAGGCGAACTTCGCCAAGTACTCCGGCAAGGACATTCGCAGCTCCACCGCTACCGAACAGCTCGAGTTCATCAACCACGAACTGACCAAGGGGGCCGAAAAGTCAGCTGGCGAGCGGCTGAAGTTGGCAGCAAGCGCCAGGGAGGCCGCGGGCATCGTCTCGCGTTACTACGAGCGCCCGGCAGACGCCGATGGCGAGGTTTCAAGGCGAGGCGATATCGCCGACAACTACGGACTGCCTCAGGCGCCGGCATCTGCAGCTCCGGTTGTGGACCTGCGCGACCCAGAGCAATGGGCCAAGGTCCAGGCTGACCTTTCCAAGTCTGGGCAGCAAGGCCCAAGCATTTTGGAGCAAATCGACGCTTGGGCGAAAAAGCAGCGCCGGGCGCCAGAGCAGTATTCGGCAAGCGATGTGGTTACGCCTGCGGGCTCAACAGTATCCGCCGCTGCAAGCCCATCAGCACCCGCTCAGCAAGTGCAAAACGTGGACAACCGCCAGTTCCATATCCACGGTGCGGATACCGGCAAAGTCGAGCAGCTGTGGAACGAGAAGCTGAGCAAGCTGATTGACCAAACCACCCAAGACTTCAGGAGCCCGGAAAAATGAGCATTGCCGATGGGGTCATGAGCATCTTTTCCAAAACGCTGCCCATGCTTGGCCCCATTGAGTTCGATGCCAAGCTTGAGGGGGCGACCAGCAAGGCTGTGCAGTTGACCGAGTTCCCGGTGGAGTTCGGCACCAACGGCAACGACCATGCCCGCTTGCTGCCTGACCGCTACCTGCTGACCGGTGCGGTATCCAATACTCCGCTGGGCATCGGCCTGGATGACTTGGGCATGATGGGCGTCGGCGCGATCTCCAGCGCCATTGGCGGGGTGGCCGGGGCGGCGATATCGACCGTTTCGGCCTACCTGCTGTCTGGCAGCGAGGCAACCCGTGCCGCAACCGCTTGGGCCGCTCTGACGGCGCTCCTGCAATCCCGGTCCCGATTCGACTTGGTCACCGAGTACGAAACGCTCAAGAACATGGTCTTGATCAGGCTGGATCAGCGTACGAGGCCCGATGATGAGGATGGTTTGGTCTTCGTTGCCGAACTGCAGCAGGCCAGGGTCATCAGCTCCCAAATAACCCGGGGCGTTACCTCAGCAGACCAGCTGCTTCAGAACGACCCAGTGGCCACACAGGGCGCCCCGATGGTTTCTTCTGGGTTTGCATCTGTCGAGGTGATCCAGTGAGCCGGTACAGGGTTGAGGTTCAACCCCTGCCGGCTCAGACCTTCAGCGCCCCGCTAGGCAGCAACACGCTGACATTGGAGTTGCAGTGGATGGCCAGGCTTGAGGTCTTCCGCGTCAACATCAGTACAGCTGCCGGCTTGAATCTAACGTCTGGGCGCTTCCTTCTGCCAGGTGTAGATCTGCTGGCCGGCCTGTACCCGCCGCCCAAGGTGAATTACGGGTCCCTCACCCTTGAGGGTAAGCAGCCGACCCCTAACAACCTGGGCATCGACAATACGCTGGTGTGGTCCGATGAGTGATGAAATCTACCTGCGCCGGTACCGGCTGAAGCTTGGCCGTGACTCGGGCGGCAAGGTCTACGAGATGCGCCCTGACGGTGACGGCCTGCGCATCACGTTCCAGATCATCCACTTCGCCGGCAATGCGTTCAGTGTGGCCGAGATCACTATCTACAACGTGTCCGACTACTCGACCAGGCAGATGTTGGGCGACGGCACGGCCAAGAAATACGAGTTCATCTCTCTGGAGGCCGGCTATTCCAGCACATTCGGCAGCGTGTTCCTGGGCCAGATAATTAACGTGCAGAAGGTCATGGAGGACGGCGGCTCAACCCGGGGCGTCAAGTTCTTCTGCCGCTCCCAGGCCAAGGAACGGGACGAGCGAATCATCAACCTGACCCTGTCCCCCGAGACGGACCCGGTCCAGATTATCGAGGAGTGCGCCGAGCGCTTTGGCGGGGAAATCCAGTTTTTCGGGGACTTCTCAGACCTCAAACGACGTTCCGGCGGCACCGTGCTCCAGGGCAGCCCAGTCGCCTGCATGAACGAGCTCGCCAGCACCTGGGGGTTCGACTGGATGATCGAGAACGGCGCCACCAAGATCATCAAGAATGGCTTCGCCATGCCCAACGAAGTGTTCGTGATCAGCGCCGCCAGCGGAATGATCGGCTCCCCAGTGGTGACCGACACCGAGGTCGGAATCAGGTGCACCCTGAACCCCAAGCTAAAGCTGGGTGACACCATCAAGCTCGAATCCATGGCCCCGCAGTTCGAATTCTCCGGGGCCTTTTTCTACGAGGTGCCCCGCACGATCGGCGAGGGCTTCTACCGCATCAACTCTCTGGCCGTCATCGGTGACTCTCACGGCGACCCGTGGGAAACCCAGATCAGCTGCTTGCGGCTCGACACGATGGCCCAGTCCGGAATCTCTGATAGGGCGACCCGATGAAAGACCCATTGGCCTCCCGCACACGGGAACAGTTCGCCAAGATGCTGCGCGAGATCTTTGGCGAGTACCTCAAGGACAACGTACGCACCAGCGTTCCTGGGCACGTTCTGAGCTTCGACCCCGCTACGCAGCTGGCCCAGGTCCAAATCGGCCTGATGATCGAAGACCGGCTTGGCAACGCCGAGCCACGCCGGCCTATCGTCCGCGTTCCAGTTCAATTTTGGGGCGCTTCCGGGGGCACTTTGGAGTGCCGGGTGGCCGAGGGCGTCGAGGGGTCGATCATGTTCTCGCAAGAGTGCATCGATTCCTGGGTCGACCAGGGCGGAGTGGCTGCCAAGTCGGAGCCGAGGCGCTTCTCCATGAACGACGCCTACTTCATGCCAGGCGTGCGCTCTGTGCCCGGCGCGATCACCGACTTCGCCAATGACGGCATCCGCCTGCGCAACAACAGCGGCTCGGTATACGCCTGGCTGAAGGATGACACCTCAATATCGCTGAGCAATGGCGCAGGGTTCATCACCATCGGCGCCGACGGCACGGTAAACATAAACGGGGTGACCATCAGTCCTGCCAGCCTGGTAACCACGCCGAACGACGTTTTCGCCGGACCGATCAGCCTGAAGCTGCACAAGCATTCCGGCGTCCAGCCCGGTACAGGAACCAGCGGGGTATCCGTTCCATGACTGTGCGCAAGCTCGACGCCAACGGCGACCTGGCCATGGGCCAGGAAAAGCTGCTGACCGGCTATTCAGCCGAAGAGGTGGCGCAGAACGTGCGCACCCGCCTTAAGTTCTTCCTGGGCGAGTGGTTCCTGAACACGGCGGACGGCACCGATTGGTTCGGGGGTGTGTTGGGCAAAGGGTCCCGCCTGGCTACGCGCGAATCGATCATCCGCCGGCGCATTCTGCTTACCCCTGGGTGCGTGGGCATGACGGCCTTTAGCGTCACCTCGGATGCGGTAACCCGGCAGCTGACCGTGGCCGCGACCATCACCAGCGCCTCAGGCGAGAGCGCAGACATCAACTTCGTACAGGCAATCGTCTAAATGGCTGAGATCACCGACCAGGGCATCACAGGCACGTCGCTCAACGACTACCTGGCCGATCTGAAGACGCGCACCCTGGCTATCGACCCTGACTGGAACCTGGACCCAGACGCACCTGACGGGGAGAAGCTTGGCATCGATGCCGAGATGCTGGCCAACTTGGACGAAGGGATCGTGGCCGCCTACCGTGCAAAGGACCCCGACAGCGCCACCGGCGAGGCCCTGCGAAACATCGGCAAGATCTCCGGCGTGGCCATTCGCGATGCCACCTACTCGGTCGCGGCCATCACTATCACAGGCCCGGCCGGTACCGTGCTTCCGGCCAACTCGCAGATCCGAAGCAGGATCGACAACACGCTCTGGCTGACCACTGCGGCAATCGTGATCGGCGTCTCGCAGAGCGCCACTGGCTTCGCGACCTGTATAACGCCAGGCCGCGTCCTGGCGGGTGCCGACGAGCTCACAGTGATCGGCACGCCGTACCCTGGCTGGTCCTCGGTTACCAATGCTGCTGCTGCCCCGGGCGAAGACGCCGAGTCCGACGTTGAATTCCGCGCCCGCCGGAACAACTCGGTATCCTTGCCCGGCAGTAACATGAAGGACAACATGCTGGCCGCTGTTGCAAACGTCGCCGGCGTGACCGACGTGAAGATCCTGGAAAACAACAGCGACGACCCGACCGACCCTGACGGCATTCCATACACTGCCATCGCGGTCATCGTGAATGGCGGCACTGACCAGGGCATTGGCCAGGCCATGTACTCGAAGTACAACCCGGGCACCCCGATGTATCCCCGCTACAGCACCAAGACCGATACCTGGGTTGATCCGCCGGGGGCGACAGGCGTCAAGGTTCAAATCACCTCGCCATCGACGGGCAACATCGAGACCATGACTTTCCAGCGCGCAGTGGCTCTGCCGATCTACGTTTCGGTCACCGTTCAGCGCAAGGGAAACCTTCCAAGCGACATCGAGCAGCGGATCAAGGACGCCATCGTCGAGGATTCGACCAAGAAGCTGTTCTCCGACGACCAGGTGAAGGGCTTCAATCAGGGTGGGTACGACATTGGCGAGGTAGTGCCCGTCGGGCGCCTTTACACCCCGGTCAACAAGGTGCTTGGCCAGTACGGCGACAGCTACATCACCAGCCTGACAATTGGCCTTAGCGCCGGAAGCCAGGGTGTAACGCCAATCCAGCCGGGTATCGCAGAGTTGGCCACCTTCGACCCTGACAACATCACAGTATCGGTGCCGCTATGAAAATGGACCACGTAGCGCGCGCGAAGAAGCGGGTCATCAACCAGTACCGCGGCAAACAGCGGATGACGCGGTGGCTCACGCTGACACCGACCATCGCCAACGAGAAGCTTGAACAGCCGATCAGCCAGATCTACTCGGCCTACGACGTCGACACGGTAACCGGTGAGGACTTGGACGTCATTGGCCGCATCGTCGGCGTGCCGCGGCCAATACTGCGCGGCGCGGCCTACGACGTCTTTGGCTATGCAGGGAACGACAACTACACCAACTATAACGTCGCGCCCTACATCGGCGATGGCGCGGCGGTGGATGCCCCCCTAAACAATGATCTGTACCGCAAGCTGATCAAGGCAAAGATCGCCAGAAACGTCAGCGACGGCACCAGCGACAGCATCATCAAGCTGCTTGAGGTCGTTATAGGGGTGAAGGTCACCGCCCTGAATAGCAATGGCGACAAATCTTTCGACATCGGCATCGCCTCCGAACTGGATAACACAACCCAGTTTCTGCTCGAGAACTTCGACCTGATTCCAAGGCCGCAGGGCACGCGCATCGGGCAGATTTACGTTCTGCCGACCAACATCGACGAGATCGAGCGCACATCGAGCCTGATCTTCAACTACGCGAATTTCACCTTGCCTGGAGACGTTTCCTGATGGCACGAGAAGCTTTCAACATGCGCTGGGCGCAAGGCGTCGAAACCCAGGACAACGACAACACTTTCAAGGTGCCTGACAGCGCCCGCCAAAACAGTGGCTGGGAAGGTGGGCAGGACAAAGACGCGCCGAAAGCTGGCCAAGAGAATTGGTGGCACAACCGGGTCGACTCTGCACTGCAGGATCTTGAGCGTCGGGGCGTCATGCAGTACCACCCGCAGGCAATCTATGCCGTCGGCGCACCCTGCTATAACCCAGACGACGGTCTGTTCTACGAGTCCATCGCTAACAACAACGTCGGCAACAGCCCGGCAACCAGCACCAACAACTGGCGCCTCATAGGCTCAAGCCTTTATTCCAGCTTCAGCGTCGGAGAGTACAAGGACGTTTCTCATAACGGCTCGCCGGACCCGGGGTGGCTCAAGGCGGTTGGTTCGGTTCTGCTGCGCGCCGCGTACCCCAAGCTCTTCGCCAAGATCGGCACCACCTACAACATCGGCGGCGAGTCGAGCACTGAGTTTCGCCTTCCCGATTGGCGAGCTCTCGTCCCGCGCTGCCTGGATGACGGCAGAGGAATCGACGTCGGCAGGACGCTGAGCAACGTTCCGCAGCCAAGCCAAAACCTTGCCCACGGCCATTCAGCCTCGTCAGCGGCAGCTGGGCAGCACCAGCATACGACCGTTATGAAGCGCGAGTACGTCAACGTCGTGACCATGCCGCAGGTTAACGCTGTATATGGGGACGAGATTCGCGAGGGGACGGATTCTCTTTTGACCAGTGCCAATGGCTCTCACAACCACACCATCAGCATCAGCTCAAGCGGTGGCACTGAAGCTCGAATGATCAACGGAGGCCAAGTCAGATGGATCAGATACCTGTGACCCAGAAAGTTGTGTACCAGTACGACAGCAGCGGTTTTTACCTTGGTGAAACAATTGCTGAGCTTGATCCAGTTGTTCCTGGAAATTGGCTGCTGCCAGCCGGGTGCACCGAGACCAAGCCGCCAATCTTCACCGCCGGCAAGCTGCCGAAGTGGGTCGGCTACAAGTGGAAACTGATCAGCCCGTAGGTGAGATATGGAACGCAAGGCGAAGAGACGCTTCACCGACAAAATGGAGCTTTTCTGCCTCGCCTATGTCGAGACCGGGAACGCCTCCGAGGCCTACCGGCGGTCCTACAACACCTCCAACATGGCCGACAAAACAGCCCAGCGGGAGGGTTACAACCTTCTACAAAACCCTCTCGTTCAGGCACGCATCGAAGAATTAAGGATCAAGGTCATGGAACGTCACGAAATCACCGTCGACACGCTCCTGGCTGAGCTGGAAGAGGCTCGCCTGCTCGGCAAGGAGACCGGCAAGGCCTCGGCCATGGTCACGGCCTCGATGGGCAAGGCAAAGCTCCTGGGCCTCGACAAGCAGATTGTTGAGTTGACCGGCAAGGATGGTGCGCCCATCGAGACGAAATCCACGGTCAAGGTTGACCAGGAAGCCCTTGAGTCTGTCCTGGCCCGCCTATGACAGAACTCCTCGATTGGGAAACCATGAGCATCGAGGAGAAGCAGGCCGCCAAAAGCATCAGTGAGCACTCACCGCTTTCGTTCATGAGGGTGTGGTTCCAGCTGAACCAGGGCATGAAGATGCTCTGTAACTGGCACCACCGCTACATGGACCACACAGCGCTGCGCGTGCTCAGTGGCGAACTGAAGAACGTCGTGTTCAACATGCCACCAGGTGGCACCAAGACCGAGTACTGGTCTATCCACCTCCCAGCCTATGCCATGACCGTGCGCGACCGCACGCGCACGCTGAACGTGTCCTACTCCAATTCTCTGGTGGTGGAAAACTCCGGCCGCATCCGGTCGATCGTCTCCAGCCCCGAGTACCAGGAACTCTGGCCCGTCTCGATGGGCAAGGCCGATGTCGAGAACTGGTCGTTGATCGACGGCAAGGGGCGCACCCGGCACCAGCTGTTCAGCCGCTCCACGGGCGGCCAGATCACCGGCTGCCGGGGCGGCTACATCTCCAAGGACTTCACTGGCTTCATCAACCTGGACGACCCGGAGAAGGCCGACAGCGCGTTTTCGGCGACCATGCGGGCCAAGGCCCAGCGGATCGTGACTAACACGCTGCGCAGCCGCCGCGCATCGCCTGATACCCCCGTCATCTGCACCCAGCAGCGCCTGCATACGGACGACGTGTCCGGGTTTCTGCTCAAGGGCGGCATGGGCCTGGACTTCGCCCACATCAAGGTCCCGGCCCTGGTGACCCGCGAATACATCGCCAGCCTGCCGCCAGAGATCCGTGAGCACGCCGAGCGCGACGTGTTCAGCGGTCCGTCAGTGGTGCGTGGCGGCGTCGAATACTGGTCCTACTGGCCTGCCAAGGAATCGGTCTACGACCTGATGGCGCTGTGGGACAAAGACGCCTACACCATGGTCAGCCAGTACCAGCAGGAGCCCGTGGCGCTCACGGGCGGCATGATCGACCCGGACTGGTTCAAGATCTACGAGCAACTGCCATTCCTAGTCTGGCGTGGCGTCTACGTGGATACCGCTCAAAAAACCGACGAGCAGCATGACTTCTCGGTATTCGCCCACTGCGGCCTAGGCGTGGACGGGAACCTCTACATCATCGAGATCGTGCGCGGTAAGTGGGACGCAGGCGACCTAGAGGCCGAGGCGCTGCGTGTGTGGGAGCGCTGGAAGCCGTGGGACCAGTTCAGGCCCGCGGCCCTGCGCTACATGCGCGTAGAGGACAAATCAAGCGGCACCGGCCTGATCCAGACCATCAGCAAGAAGGGCTCTATCCAGATCGAGCCCCAGCCGCGCGGCCCGGCCGCCAACAAGGTCACCCGATGCATGGACGCCGTGCCCTGGTTCAAGTCAGGACGGGTGTTCGTGCCTGCCATCTACGACGAGCAGGGCAAGCCCATCACGCACGTCAAGGATCACCGAGGGCAGGACTTGTGCACCACTGAGTGGGTAACCACGTTCCTCACAGAGGCCGCGGCTTTCACGGCAGACGACAGCCACGACCACGACGACCAGGTCGACACCATCTTCGATGCCGTGGCCGACATGCTCATCAACGATACCAGCAGCTTCTTCTCCGGCGGCTGGATCTCCTAACACCTCGTTTCGCTGACCGCGCCCAGGCGCGCTCTACAAACTCGCCCAAAGGAAATGACATGGCTGATCAAACTCAGCGCCTTGAGATCGCGACTGTGCGCGCGGAAGTCGGCAGCAACATCGTTTTTCGCTTCGCAAACGATGCTGCGAATGCCGACAGCATCCCGACCCAATCGGGTGACATTCAAAACCTGAAGCAAATAGTGCTGGAAATCCAGCAAGATGCTGCCGAGAAGATCAGCATCTCCACGACCATCTACCCGAGCGTGGCTGCTGGCCTGGTAGCAACAGCGGATCAGGGCATTTTCCTGGTGCAGTCGAACGATGCAGACGAGATCTATACCGTCTGGCAGAACCAAGGCGGTACGGCGGTAAACACCGGCAAGACAGCCCTGTCTGCCACTGCCATCCAGACTGCTTTAGAAGCCTCGAATGAGGCTGCGCAGGCTGCGGAAAACGCCGCGGACGTAGCGACTACGAGAACTGCTCGCTACCTCGCGCCATCGGCGACTCAGCCAGTTGTGCGCGACGACGGACTTCCCCTGCAAGTCGGTGACGTCTGGTTTGATACTGAAGGTCAAACCGAATATCGCTATACAGATGACGGGTGGCGGCCGAATGATAGCCTGGTGGCCGTTGCCGAGCTTCGAGGAGAGATCACAGAAACTCCGATCGCTCAAGGCATTCCCCGCGCCGACAGCACTGGGAAGATCAGCCCCGATTGGCTTGGTGGTTTTTTCTATGACTATCCTGCCCTCCGCTCCTACCGTGGGAATTCCGACCGTATTGTCGTCACCAAACCAGGCCTGTATGGAGAATTCAGAAGTCTTGGAGTGATTCCTGGCTTCATCGATAACGACGGGACATACATCGTCACGGTAACTGGCGTGGTGTATGAGCGAATTCACGATGGAAGGATCAACGTCCACTGGTTTAACTGCCCGCTGGACGGCGTTACTGATAGCACTGATGCATTCGCAAAGTGGGCTTCCCAGCTCAAGATCGGGCGAGCGTTGATCCCGCCCGGAAAATACGTTGCCAGCGAAATTAATTTCAAGACAGTTGGCCAGAGCCCTACGGTCGGTGGGCTAGAGGTCGAAGCGACTGGCGCTACTATCGTTAGCGAATGCGCCGTGCGCGCCGATAGCTGTAAGCGGCTGACCATCACGGGCCTGGAAGGGTTTAGCACAGACCTTCACCTGAATGGGGCATGGTTTGCGCAGATGAAGGATTTGAAGATGCGCTTGCTGATCTGCGGGTCGGCACAGGGAACAGTGTTTTCTGACAATTACTGGAACACATTCATTGGCGGTCAGTTCCAGGCCGTTATGACGCATCAGAACTCGACGGCGCCGAGTAACAAATTCGACTTCATCAACGTTGCTCTCCGCGGCAACGCCAGCCAGGGATATGCGCAGGCTCAGGACTATGCCTTCCGCTTCATGGCCAATCAGAATGCGCAGTCGTGGACATGGCAAGGTGGAGACATTAGCTACCATACGGTTGACATCTTGTACGCTGACTCTGCGAATACTGCTGACATCGAAATGCTGTTCGATGACATATATCTCGACAGCAAATATGTCCGGCTGAAGTCTCGGCCTAAGACCAGGATACGCACAGACTCTCATGCGGCGAATGAAATGCCGAACTTTGCCGTGATCTCTGAAGTAGCACGAGGCTCCTCAAGCGGGTACCGATCAGACAGAGCTGCAGGCTGGAAGAGCGACACAGGATACAACCTGGTTCCTAATGGCGACTTTTACGACGTTTTGCCATCGTATGTAGGGGCTGGCTTGCCTATAGGATCTGCCAACAGCGCTATTGTCACCCCGAAAACAGGTGCATCCTTTTCTGGCGGAATCCGGGGGAACTACCTCAACATCAATCAGGCGCTCACCGCCTCGAACTCTGTCAGGATCAGACCAAAAGCTCTGCCGACGACCGCTAGGTGCAGTTGCGTACTTGTGGCGAGAAACGCAGCATCAGGAAGCAAAACGTTGAGGGTATCGTTCTCCGGTCTTTTCTTCAGTGCTACTTTGACCGATAGCGACTGGTCGACCGTAAACATAACCACTGGCGCTGACCTGCCGGCAGGTACCGTTTCAGATATCCAGATCTTCACAGAGGACGACACTGCTTTCAACGTGGACATCTGCTACGCGGGTGTCTTCGTCGGCGAGACCCCAATGCTTTTTCTGCCTTCAGATAGGCATCAGAAGCTATACGGGTCTGTTTCCTGGAACCCCCCAAGCGTAGCGGCCGGCCAGCAATCTTCTGCACTGACAGTCCCAGTCCCAGGGGTTACCCTGGGTGATTTCGCGGACGCATCCTTCACGCTGCCGCTGGGGGGAGCCTCACTCAGAGCATACGTATCAGCACAAGACACGGTTGAGGTATTCCTAAAAAACGACACTGGGTCAGCTATAGACTTGGGCGCAGGAACGCTCAGGGTTAGGGTCGAGAAGGCATCGTATTAGATCGCTAAGCCTGGCATGATAGGCCCGGATTACGCCGGGCCCTTTAGCTAAATTGGTTCCAAGTAGTAAGAGTGTGGTCTTGGGAGGTTTAGTGGCTCCCAAATTCTAGAAATTAGATCCTTTTCACTGTCTGTTAGTTGTGGCAAGCGCTTTCGGTGCAACCCAAAAACATAGTACTTTCCGCTCAGGAGGTCATTCAAAAACCTTTCAACTATGGCATGATCCTGCGGCCAAGTAGTATAAAGTGTTTCGCAAAGTTTGTTTGCGCCTCCATAATAGTCGTTAATGCAACCGATTTTTTGCATGAATGCGTAGTACAAGAAAAATTCGCTAACTTTTTTCATGGCAGGAGCTGTAGACAAGCTTGCGCAGTTTTCAAGCCTGGCATCCGACTTTATTCTGCTAAGCATCAGGCGTACAAGCTCTGGCTTCATAGTGTAAGGCGTGATTGTAGGCATCGAGACGCCTGGGTAATTATCAACTCCAAAGAATTCATTGGAACCAAGAAGAAGGGGTTCCAGTAACGGTGATGGGTGGGCGAAGGTGGTCTTGGCCTTGCCGCCTAAGAAAAAATCCGACGCCAAAGTATCTTTTACGAAATGGTTTTTTGCATCAAGAACAATGGCCCAGTCAGCATTTGAGTCTGCAACTGAAAAAAGTTTGAGATACTGTTGGTCCTTCCAGCCGTCGTTTCCCAGCTCAAGATACTTGGTTGAAGAAACTATTTCTATTTTTCGCCTGAGTGACAGAGAAATATCATTTTCAATGAAATTCTCTAAACTTTCTCTGAGCTGATTTTCATTCTTGTCATTAATTACGATTCGATATTTTGATATCTCGCCATGATCCATTTTCCGGTCTATAGAAATTGCCTGCAGCTCAAAGAGCCTTGAGTCGCCTGAAAATGTGATTGTGTGAATTTCTAAGGACATTCCTGTCTCCATCAGCTCTGTTTGACGCGGCGATGAGATCATAACTCACTCTTGCCTACCAGGGGTCGTCACTCGCGCTACCCAACCCGTATTTGTCTCTCGCGGCTCCAACCTCTCCCGACACATTGGACAGCCTATTGACCTGTCTGTCTCCCGTGTGATAAGCATGTTTTTTCGTGTGCTTTCGTGTTTTTGGCCTCCTAGGCCGCGGCAGGCCCATTATCTCTAGGCTGCCAAGCGTCGTCGCATGTTTATGAACGCCGACGGTTTGGCGGGGTCTACTCGGATGGCGGTTAAACGGGAATTGGGTGATCAATGGGAATTGGGAAGTTGTTTCTTAATGTCGCTCTGGCGGCTTCTGCAGTGATTGCTGGCCCCGCATCCGCGTTCGAGGTATATGGATTCATCCCTTATCATTCTCGCTTGGAAAATGGCACTATCATTAAGGGAGCGCCAAGCCAAGCTTGGTTCATGAGACTAGGTATCAAGCCCATTCATGTGGTTTATGACAACAAGATTCTTGTTTTCCCTAAATCTAAAAACGCAAAAAATAACGCAAAATTAAGTCGTGACAAAGTTCAAGATGTTGCAAATGCTTCTCGGGATAAGGAGATTAACATCGTGTCTCTTGATATGGAATCTTGGGATCGATTTGATATTGATACTCCTAGTAAGATAATCGAGACAATTAGTGCGTACCGGAATGCGCACCCTGAAGCTGTAATAGGGTTGTACGCAACAGTCCCTCAAAACACCTATGCCTGGTCTCAGGCTAAAGTGAAGCAGTACGATGAAATCAATGATAGATACAGTAAGGTGGCTGCCGAGGTCGATTATTTAAGCCCTTCGCTGTATAACTATAATGGGGCCGATTTCGAACAGTGGCTTGAAGGGGCTAAATATAATATTGAAGCGGCTAGAAAATATTCTACTTCCAAGAAAATTTATCCATACATCACGCCTGAGGTCCGAGATGGTGGGGCGACCCGTTGGTTGTCGTATGGTGAAATGGCGGAGCGATTGCAGGCTCTACGGGCGCTAGGCGCAGATGGTTGTATAGTTTGGGCCAGTAGTCGGTCGCGCGATTCGTCGGGGGAGGCGCCTGTGTTGGACCCGGCAAAAGGTTGGCTAAAAGCTGTCGCGGATGCCGCAGGACGGCGTGATCCGCATCATGAAGTGCAGCGGGGCGTAAAATCCAGTCTTGGACCCGTTGATCATTGAGCTGGAATTTTTTTGGTTTTTGATGTAGATAGGGCGGCTCATTTGAATCTGGAGAGGAGCTACCTGATGCACAAGATGGATGTGGATTTCGATCGAGTCGATTTTTGTAACTCATTGACGAGGATCACTTCTAGTTTGGAGATGGCTGAAAATCATCTTTGGACTTTAATTGAGGCTTGGCCTCAGTTTGCGCAAAGCATTTTGCAAGGCCACGCTCATGTCGGGATTGACAAGAAAGCTCGGGCTGTTAGCGGTAGCTTCCTTGGCAAAGACTTCACCATCACAATCGCCCCCGTAGCTGGCGAGGGTTTTTGCTCTTTGGAAGCAGCAGTTTTTTTAGGAACTCAACCCCACTGTTCTGGCTGCCTCATCGGTGTATTCTGCATTGATCACAACGGAGACGTTAAGGATACGTCGGGCCAGGTGATTTTGAGCAGTGAAGTGGATGCCCAAAGCTGCGACCTCTTTGTGGCTATCACCCGTAAAGTACTTGCTGCCCGGAAAAGCTCTCAGCAGTCTGCACCCGAGTTGCTGAACGAGTAAATCTAATTAGCGTGGTGCTCTAGCACTCTACGAGACTGCATAGAGCTCCCATGCCGGCTCCAGTGATGATTTCCCGGTATTTTGCCGCGTCACCTGCATACAGGTGATGCGGTCTCACGAGCCTAGCAGGCCGCTTATGGGGTGGTTACGCCGCCGACTGGAGGGGTGCACGCTTAACAAGATCTGCAGTGATTCCTAATCAAGATTCTTCGTAGTCCCTGATAACATTGTCGGCGTGGGAAATCCAGAATCTCTTGTCAGGATTTATATTTAGGAAAATACGTGAGATTAATGTGTTGGAGTCAAAAAACTCTTCCATATCCAAATATCCTAAACCTGACTCGCGTAGGTAGGTATTGTAAAGCTTCATAATCTTAGCGTCTTTATTGATTAGAAATTCATGTACGCCGATGTTCTCATCTAGAAGTATTTGCCAGTTAGTATATGTATAGGCTGGCGTGTACCCCGGATCTATTAAGTTTGTCGGTATTACCTCCACATTATCGGGGTTTTCACTGATCAGGTTTTTAATGCCGCCTGGATTTCCCCATGACTGGTATTCATCTGCCATTGCTCTATCGCAAGCTGCCTTTAAGATCGGGCTCCCGGCGCGTGCTGCGAAAAACTGCTCGCTATGCCAGTAAATTGATCCGCCTGATAAGTCAAAATCATGAAAGAAATCCTGAAAAACAATAGTGTCGGCATCCATCCAAAATCCGCCATTTTGCGCTACATATGCCATTCGAATGTAGTCGCTTTTAGCGACGATAGATTTTATCTCGGCATCTTTCTCTTTGTCTCTTGGCTTGAAAGCCCACTGTTTTTCTTGGAAGTCTCCTTTTAAAAAATCGGAAATGTTATTTTCGTGCAAAAAAAGAAATGAATCTCCAAGAGCTGATTGCATTGTGGCTATGCAAAGTGCGATGTATGGCGGCATTTTTTTCCCTGGGGCTGACTCCCAGTATGTTACAGCCTTCATTTTTACTCCTGATTTTTTAAAGCGCGAGAATAGCACGGTGCAGATGTGTCAGGCCTGATGTCAATCTATTGATTCACCTTTTTTCCCATGATGTGCGGAGTTCTCGCTGGGAGGGAGCCATGATTTGACTCAATGAACTCCAGCGCTAAAGGGATTTTTCTCTCCGCCACCGGCGCTGGCGGTCTTATCGGGAGCGCCTCATGGATGCGATGGAGCCCGCAGTTGAAGTACCCACCCATGCCCGCCCAGCGCGGGCTTTTTTTCGCCTGGAGAAACCATGGCCAGACTCACCGAACCCCAGGCCGGAGGCGCGAATGTGCTCCGGTTTCTGGATCTGATCGCTTTTTCCGAAGGCACCTCGACCGTGAAAGCCAGCGACGATGGCTACAACGTACTGTACGGCGGCGGCCTGTTCCAGGGCTATTCCGATCACCCACGGCGCAAGCTGACATTCCCCATCAACGGCAAGCCGGTCACCAGCACGGCCGCCGGACGGTATCAGCTGCTCGAGCGCTACTGGGACGCTTACCGCGTGAGCCTGAGGCTGTCCGGCGGGTTCACCCCGGAAAACCAAGACCGGGTAGCGCTGCAGCAGATCCGCGAGCGCCGCGCTCTCGACGATATCAAAGCCGACCGCATTCAGGAGGCGATCGCCAAGTGCTCGAACATCTGGGCCAGTTTCCCGGGCAACAGCTATGGGCAAAACCCGCACCGCCTGGACAAGTTGCTCGGGCGCTGGGTAGAGCTCGGCGGAGCGCTGGCATGAACTGGCTGGCCGCTGTGCCTGCCTGGTGCTGGTGGTTGATCGCCATGGTGCTGGTGGCTGGAGGCCAGGAAATTCGCGTAGGAGCGGAAAAATCTGCGGCAGCCACCGCCCGCGGGGAAACCGCAACGGCGCGAACCGAGCTTTCCGACTACCGCCTGCAGGTAGCCGAGCGCGACCGGCGCGCCGCGGCCCAGGCCAGAACCGAAGAACAGCGCCGCCAAGCCGTGGCGGACAAGGAGGGCGAGAGTGCACGACAAAAACTGGAACTGGCCCAGGGCCGCGCCGCTGCTGCTGAGTCTGCTGCTGGTGGGCTGCGGAGTGAAATCGATCGACTGCGCGACGGCCGATCAGCCACCTGTGGTGCCATCGCTACCCAGCAGCGCCAGGCAGGAACCTCTGCCGTCGTGGTGCTCGGGGGATTGCTTGAAGAGTCTGACCGAATGGCGGGCAGCTGCGCAGCAGCGCTTGAGCGAAGCCGAATAGCCGGGCTGGCGTGCGAGGCAGTGATTGACGGCATGAAGGCGAGTCGCTGACCGGCTGTTGCCTGAATGGGTCGGCCCGTCAGATACTGTATCTATATCCAGTTATCGGCTAGCCACCATGCCTTCAACCATACCCTCAGAAACTGACCACCTGCAGGTCTCCATCGACGATCTGCTCCAACTGCGCGCGCCCAACGTCTACCTGGTCAAGGTGGAGGGCGACAGCATGCAGGGGGCCGGCATCTATACCGGTGACCTGCTGATAGTCGATCGCCTGGCTGAGCCAAAGTCTGGCAGCATCATCATCGCCGCGCTGAACGGGGATGCCACCTGCAAGCGGATGATGATCCGTGACCGCCAGGTGGTGCTGGTGCCGGACAACCCCAAGTTCCCGTCCAGGTACATCATGGAGGGTGACCACTTCGAGGTTTGGGGTGTGGTGACCCACAGCATTCGAGACCATGACCGCCGCTAGAGTCCTCAATGACGATCCGGCAATACCATGTCAGCCCATTCCTGCATCATCCCGCGGCGCTGCTCTATATAGGTGGCGTGGTTGTACACGTCGCGGATTGTACTGCTGTCGGCATGGGCAAGCTGGCGCTCGATCCAGTCCTTGTTGTAGCCGCGGCTGTTCATCTCTGTCGAGAACAAGTGCCGGAACCCGTGCGGCGACTGGCGGCCAGTGTAGCCACACCGGTCCATCAGGTTCACCGCGTAGTTGATGCCGATCGGCCGAACGGCGTCCGTCCGGTTCGGGAAAACGTACTTCAGGTTCCCGGATATCGGCAGCATCAAGCGCAGAATCTCGACCGCTTGGCGCGATAGTGGCACCACGTGGTCGCGGCGCATCTTCATCTTGGCGGCCGGGATGGACCAAGTCGCAGTTTCCAGGTCGATCTCCGACCACTCGGCCTTGCGCACCTCTGCCGGGCGGCAGGCTGTCAGGATAAGCAGCTTGGTGGCGCACTGCAGCTGTAGGCCTGACTGGCTCGCCTCAATGGCCTTGATTATGGTCGGCATCTCGTCGAAGGTCAGGAACGGTCGGTTCTTATGCGGCGCCATCTTCTCTGTCACAGCGTGCATTTCCGCCGTGGGGTTTACCTCAATCATTCCGATCGCAACCGCATAGCGGAAGACCTGGCCCGTCCACTGCCGAGTCTTAACGGCGGTAGTGATCGAGCCGCGCCGCTCTATGCGGCGGATCAGCGTAATCACGTCGGCGCGCCTGATGCTGTCGATCTGGCGCGGGCCAAATGCCGGAAGTACATCCAGCTCCATTGCGTTTGAAATAACCTTGACCGTCGACTCGGTCAGGCCTCCCTTCCTGAATTCAAGCCACTCTTCATAGACGCGGCGGAATGTCCTTTCTTGGGCGCCTAGGCGCTCAATCTTCTTCTCCCTCCTCGATTCGCGCGGGTCCTTACCTTGCGCAACCTCTTCGCGCGCCTCATCCCTCCGCGCACGCGCTTCCTTCAATCCGACTTCTGGGTAAGTACCGAGCGAGATCCTGGCCTGCTTGCCAAGCCAGGTGAACCTGAAGTGCCAGCTCTTCACACCAGTGTTGGCGATGTACAGCGTCAGCCCGAGCGAGTCCGCTAGGGTGTAGCCCTTTTCCCGGGGCTTGGCCTGCCTGGCCGCGGTGTCCGTGAGCGCCAC